GTAGATATTTCATTACTCATAAAATAATCCATTCCTGTATTTCTTGTAGCTCTTAAAGCAGTTGTTATAGGATCAAAATCTATAGTCGTTACTCCTGCCCTTTCAAAAGATGTACTTGATTTTGTCCCTGGCTTCAAACTTAAAAAACTTATTGCGTTTTGAAAATTAGCATCGTCTATTTCTTCACCTTTAAAATCCGCTTTATGATGAACATAATTATTTACTAAGTCAAGTTCATTACCTCTAACAATTCTAGTTGCATAAGATTGAAGCTCTCCTAAACCTGAATAAATGCCTTGTAATAGTTTTAATGCTTTTTTAGTTTTTGTAGACATAGCATCATCCATCTTTTTGAGAGATATTTGCCCATTCTGACTGTACTGTTTTGCTATTTTCTTAAGTATAGCTATACTATTTTCATTATACTTACTACCTCTTTTATCAGAATTATATCTGTCTATAGTATCTTCTATAAACTTTATAGCTGGGTTAGTTCCCCTTTTGTTTGGGTTAGATTCATATTCTAATTGTAGCAAGTATGTCGTTAATTCAAATCTTCTTTTTACCGATTGATTTATACCTTCTGTTCTACTAGGTGCTATTAAAGACTCTATTGTATCAATAGTATCAGTCTGTCCGTTAATCCAATTTTTAAATCTAGCGTGCGCTTGTGCAGTAGGTCGTATAGCATTTTCATATATAGTATTGTTTTTATAGTTCCCAAACATTTGATCCATGACACTTAGTGGGTTAGACCTAATCATTTGACCTCTAATACCTATCTGTCTAGCCGCTTTTGAAGAACCAAAGCCAACCTTTCCTAATTCATTTTTTACACTAGCAGCTGCATACTGTCTCATGGTAGAAAACTTACCTTTTACTGTAAACATTTTATCTAAAATAGGTTTCATATTAACAGACCTATCATTAGCAGCTACTTTTTGAGCTATATTATTTGTGAAATGAGTATAAAAACCTTCAGACATATTATCTAAATAAACATCTAGCTGAGAAAGCTCTGTTCCTGTAAGCATCGCTAACTGACCTTTATTTAAACCTTTTAAAGTTCTAGGGCCAACACTTTGTTCTAAAGAAATTTTGCTTAGGTTATTTAAGTTTACGTTTCTAGACTTTTTAGTAGTGTTATTTATAAGCTTTTGTCTATTCTCTGCATAATCATTTAACTCTTGAACAAGCTCTGAGTTGCTTTCGTTTTCTGCTGCATTTACTTTATCAACAAGAATTTCTAATGTGCCAGAGTCTAAAGCATCTAATTTATTTTGAATGAAATCAGAGTTTTCTTCTATAATAGTTTCTCCACTTACCTCTGGGTTAAGAATTTTATTTACTACTTTTTTATCACTTTCTTTTTGCTTTTCAATTTTAGCTAGCGCCTGTTCAGTTTCTGCCTTAGGAGTTATAGAGTTAAGTAAATCATTTGCTTCTTGAATTAACTCTCTATCTAATTTTGTTTTTTTGTCTCGTTTAGCTATTTTTTGTAAAAACTCATTGTATGATTTTAGTTGAGAAGGAGTTAAATCAGTTACAGGAGCTAAAATTATTTGAGACACAGCTCCATTTAAGTTTCCGTTATCTCCTAGTTTCCCTGAGTTTAGTTTTTTAGTAGCTCTTGTTTTTAGTTTGTTTGCTATATCAATATCATTTGCAAAATCTGCATCAGAAAAAACTTTTTCTACATACTGCTGAATTTCTTTGACAGCAGCAGGATTATCTAAATTGAATTTTTCATTATTTATTTTGTTTAAAACAGCTCTAAGTTGAGGAACAGTAATTTTACCTTTTCTCTTTTTTGCATAGGCTTTTATACCATCATTTAGACTTTTTCTTTTCTGCTTCAAGTCCATTTTCTTTTCTTTAGCAGATTGATTCCACGATTTCCAAAATCTTTTTCTTTGTGCATTTTCCGTTTCAGGCTTTGCCATATCTTTATTGGTAGTGCTTTTTGTTGAAGCTAATATGGCTTTGTATGTGTCGGCTGTTACGGTTTGACTATTTGTTTTAGCAATAGCTTCTACCTCAGCTTGAACATCAGCTTCAGAACCTGCGTATAAATCTATATCTGCATTACTGAACTCTGTATCTCCTCTAGCAATTTTGATAGCTAAAGTTCTTTCTCGTGACTTATCTTTAGGAATATTCTTTTTCTTTTGAGCAACGGCTTTATCAATTGCTTCTCTATTTTCGGCATAAAACTGAATTGCATCATCTGAAAAAGATTCTTGATTTCCTCCTTCAACAATACGATTTGCAAATGACTCAATCTTATTGTTCACACTCATCACTTCCTCATCAGTGGATGTGTCTACTGTGGGGGAAGGTGTTGATTTAGTTGTTTCTTGAGTTACCTGAATAACATCTCCCTCACCATAATCATAAGTTGGGTTTTTTACTTCAGCCTTAGCCTGAGCCTTTGTTCTAAGTGCGACAGTTCTACCTGTTTTTTTGTTTTCAACATACCATTTTCCTTCACCATCCTCAAATATTTCTAGATCCGCTTTACCTTGTCGATTGTCTATAATCTCAAAGTCTTCTTCCCTCCCCTTTTCTGTTTCAGGTAGCGTATATGTCTCTTCAGTTACTAACTGTTCAGTATCTGTCTGCGTAGTCGTGTCGCTAGTTGTATCGGTTTGCGTTTCACTTTCTTCTTCTTTCGTTTGGGTAGTGTCTGACTCAATGTCTCCTTCTCCCACTTGTCGCAGTTCCACTTGGGAGTCTCCCCCCTCTTTTTCGCTTCCTGCATCATCTTGTAACACTTGCTCCTCTGTGCTTGGCTTTTGAATGGCATCGTCTTGTTTTTTATCGGTTTTTAAATCTTGTTTATTTAAGTCTGTATATTCTAACTTTTCATCTACATCCATTATACTAAAGTTGTCTACAGCTCTCTGAGTTATAGCTCCATCATCTATAGTAAAATTCTTTTCTCCTCTTTCTTCTGCTTCTCTAGTAAGTTCTTTGGCTGCTTGGTCCTTTAGCCTTAACTTGCCTTGTGCATTAACATAATCAAATTGAGTTCGTGTTGTTATTTCGTTTCTAAGTTCTTGTATTTTTTCATCTATCTCTGGATGAAATGATTTATCTCTTTTCTTTTTTAACTCCTCTTGTTTTTGAATGTCGTTAATTGACTGCATTACAAACAATGAAGTTTCAGGACTCAAGTTTGTTGGTATACTGTTTATAGTGTTTACATACAAATCAATATCAGACAATAGATTAGAAACTTGTTCCTCAGTATAAACACCTTTGGTTACCATACTATTTAAAAACTCTTTTGTTTTATCTACATCTTTAGATAAACCATGTAAAGCTTCTAATCTGTCAATTGCGGCTTCCCCTGGACTAAAGTTAGCCTTAATAGATTTAGATGTGGCTGATTTAAGATCACCACCAAAAGGCATTAATAAACCTGCAAGACCTGCTAGTATTGTTGTGTTTGTGTACTCCGCACCTGTAATGGTGTTATTCATTATTTCTTTTTGTGCAATCTCATTTACATTTTCTGCAATCACAAAAGCTTGACCTGCCTGCTGTACATTTTCCTGAAATATCTCTTTACCTCCTTCTTTTAAATAAGAAGGATAGTTTTGTATTATTGTTCCTTTAACCCTTTGAATGTATGCAGCAAAACCTTTATCTCCTGCTTTTTGATAAGCATCAACAAGTCCTCTACTTAGTTTTTCAGTTCCCTTTTTACCAAATATTTTATTCATGGCTAGAGTCTGTGTAGATATTGGAGCTGTTAATGACCCTAATCCAAATCCCTGCATACCTGCCTTTTGCCTTAGTTCTATAGCTGTAGCTTGATCTAATCCATTAGCAATAGCCTGGTCATAAGTGCTACTAGCTAAATTAGTTGAAAATAATGTTCCTTGAGCAATCATAGCCGAAGCTGTAGTTGCTTTCATTGGTATACTAGATAATCCACTAACAACTTTTTTACCTTTATCGAAACTACCTAAAAAAGCCGCACCACCTCTACCTAAATTACCTACTCCACGAGTAAGAGATATTTGCAATAACATATCAGCAGCTATACCTGTTGTTGCTATTACCGTACCTGAGCCACTAAAACTTTTAAATGTCTCACTGCTTCCAGCTACCTTTTTTCTTATAGCATCAGCCATAGTATCTGTTAAAACGTTTGTTACGTTTTTCTTTATTTCTAAATCAAATATCTGACCTCTTTCATCTATTCCGTACTCTCTACCATTATAAAAAGATTTTTTACCTGACGTATATGCATATCTCATAAAATCATCTCTCTCTAAATCATCTTGAGCATCTCGCATTCGTATTTCATCAGCCACACTATTCATTCCAATAAATCCATAAACTCCTTTAGAAGAGCTATGTAATCTATCTTCTACAGAACGCCAACCTTGTTTTACCGATTGTGTAAACCAAGGGTTATCTCCATCTAAATATCTTTGATAGTTTTCTTGATTTTCAACATCTTGGTTTTTAAGCTTTGCAGTTAATGTAGGAAATTGTTCCTCTATGTAAGAAGCCATAGCAATATCATCTACCCCTGTATTAAAACTAATTTCTACACCATCTAAAGAAGGGTGTCGGCCTTTATTTTTTAATTGATAATCTAAAACTTGAAACTCTACATTTCTTTCTACTTGATTATTTATGTAGTTTGTTAAATATTGTGCTTTTAATCTTTCGGCTGCAAGAGTTGGATTGTAGTTCCCTGAATAATCTTGATATCTTCCATCTTCAGATATAGTTTCGTCATCAAGAAGCTCCACGTATCTGTCCATGTATCCCTGCTCTTTTAAGTACCCATCAAAATCTTTTACATTAAATCCTTCAATTGACTTTAACTTTTCACTGTCATACATTTTATGTATGTTAGAATCTTCAAATCCAGTTGGAGAATAATCCATATTCTCATAAATTTCAAATTCTTCATCTGTATAAGTGTTAGGGTCGTTAGGCCTATAAACTAATTCATTTATTTCTTGTTCAGTTGCATTAGGATTTTCAGCTAAAAGTCTTTGTGTCTCTAAATCATAAGCTTCAATCTTTTTCTTTAAATCTAAACTTCTAGATTCTTCATCTTGATTAACTTGGTATTCATTTAATTCAGATGTTTCTTCAAAAGCATAAGTTTTATCTAATCTTTTTTCGCTTAATAATTTTTTGTATTCCTTTGGATTTTTTACAGATATTTCTTTTAATTTATTTATTAAATTAATATCTCCTTTAAGAGCATTATCTACATCTGTTTCGCTAACAATTCCATATTCAATAGATTTTCTAATATTAAAATCGCTTAATATTTTTTCTTTTAAATCGTTATCTATTTCTAATAAGGCATCAGGATTTTTCTTTTTTGGTTTCGGTTTTCTTCTAACAAAAGAAGATTCAGCTTTATTTTTATAAAAGTTTCTTTTATTTTGTTCGGTATTTATTTGTTGAGCTATTTGTACTTGAGAAGTTAATTCATCAAATAACTCATTAGAGTATTTTTGTTCAGGTATATCTGTAACTTCTAAATCCTCTTTAATTTCTACATTGTTTTCAATCTGTACATCAGGAATATTTTCGGAAGAATCCGAAGAGCCAGGAATTGTTGGTTGCGTGATTTCTGTAGTGGATTCCGTAACGACCTCTTCTGAAGTGGAAGGAGTAACGACTTGATTTTTTTTTTCAGCGAATCCAAATTGATACGTAAAGTCTTCAAAAGATTTAGTGTAATCTCCTGAAGAATTTAATGCATCATAAAGAAGTTTAGTTTTTTCAGGCTCTCCAAACTGTACTTTAAAATCCTCAAAAGATTTTGTGTATTTTCCTTGTTCAACAAGTGCATTATATAACTCTTCCATTATTCACCTTCTTTTTTACCTAGATTATCTAAACCTCCACCTCCACTATTTGTACTACCTCCACTAATTTTCCCCTCTGGTGTTTCTCCTATTAACGCTCTATCTATATTCTCCATTAACCATTGATAATTATCTGATGTATAACCTACGTTTTTGTATTTCACTCCATCTATAGTTAGATTTATCTCATCTTCTCCATTCGGCTTAGATAAGTCATCAAAACTTACTCTTATATTAGGTATATTCCCATACCTTGCACGAGCCTTATCAACTACAACCTGAGCTTGAGCTGCCATCAATCTTTCATCAGCTTTTTTAATATATTCAGACGCATAGGTAATTTTATTTTTATCCTTACTAATAGCTAATCTACCTAGACCTCCGTATTCTTCTCTAGGAGACGTAAAGCCTGTGAAATCTTTAACTTTTGTGTTAATAATTACTGAGCCTGCTTTAGATTTATTAGCGTATGTTTCTGCATTATATCCTAGCTCTGAAGCAAACAGCTTACCTACATCAACAGCAGAACCTGAGCTAACGTCAATAGGAGCTGTTAGAGTTCCATCTGTCTTTACAAAGACAATACCTTCTTTAGTAACTTTGTAATCATTTATATTTTGGTCTTGCCTAACTATAGCTTCTAAGCTGTTGGAATTTCCATCTATCACTACTTGGTCAATAAGTGTAAAAGTATCTACTTGCTTATCCTTGTTTGGGTCTACTCGTGCAGCGAAATCACCAACCTTTACTCCTGGGTCTATGGTTTGCTCTAATGAAGATATAAGAGCTGTCTGTGCTATTTGTTCTGCTGCCAATTGATCTCGGTCACTTAGTACAGCGACCATTGAATTATTAGTAGCAAGCTTAACCTGTAGATATTTACTTTTAACTCCTTTTTTAGTTGAACCATCAAAATCAGTATATTCAAAAGATATAGTTTCGTTTTTTTGTGCATCAGATAAAGCATCCCATTCTGAAGGAGTCAATGTTGTTGTTTGTTGTGCATCAGGTCCATTGTCTGCTAACATACTAACAACTTTAGGAACAGTATTAGTAAGAGAACTTGATGCCTGTTTTACTGACTCCTGAAACCCTGGGCTTTGACTCATATTATCCTTAACACCACCCACCATGCCTTCAACATCAATCAGCTCCTGATAAGAAGTAGCTAAAAGACCATCTTTTCTTGTGAACTTAGTAACCTCATTAGCAAGAACGAACATAGGGGCATTAGCATTTCTGTTGTTTTGATAAGCTAACATAGGAACGTTAGACAGACCCTCTATTGGAATTGGATTTCCGTCAGCATCTAAATCTAAAACTTTTGTTTTTGTTTCTTCATCAATTTTAGTTTTGAACATAGTAATATTACCCATTCCATTGCTCATAAATTTAAATTCCTGTCCCCCTGGAATCATAAACTCATCATTTATTCGTTGAAGAGCAGCTTGATAATCTCCTGCTGTAGGTTCTACAAAATTTCCTTCATCATCATAATATCCACTAGCCTCTTTCATGGCTTGTTCTTTTCTAGTGCTATAGTTATTTATTAAATCAGCAGCTATTTCAAATGATTGCTTTCCGTTTTCCTGAAATATAAGATTATCTTCTGGTTTTAAAACACCATTCTGAACCATAGACATATTATTATAAAGCATATCCTTATAATTAGCTAGACCTTGTATTACAAGGTCTCTTTCTGTCTTAGTATTAGGTAAATTAGCATAAGCTTCTTTTTCAGCTTCTCTTACTTTTGTTTCAGTATCAGTTTTTAACTTAAGACGTTGATCGTCTATGTTTTTTTTCCAAGCTTCTACATCCTCTACAAAATTATCAACAGCCTCTAAAGTTTTTGTTGGCTTTGCTACACCTGTAAGGCCTTGACCTAATGCATATCTTATTGAATCTAATTTATTTCCCATTTAACTATGCTATTTTCCTGTATATGTTCCTAACGATTCGAATATATTCGTAAAGTTACTTCCAAATGTCCCACTTAAAATCGGATTTGAACCTTGCTGTTCTTTTAACATTTTTTCTGCAGCAGCATTTATCGCAGCTTGTACACTATCATTAACAGGCACTTCAGGTTTATTATTAAACGCATTTACACCTTGTAAAGCATTAAAATTTTCTTCATAAGCACTAACTTGAGGTGTAGTTGTTTTAACACTAGATCCACCAGTCATAGAACCGCTTCCTAACCCTATTGAATTTCTATCAAATTGTCTATATTGTTTTCCTTTAGTAAAACCTAATCCATCAACAGCTCTATTAGCATCTTCTAAACTATACCCTTTGTCTACATAATCACCAATAAGGTCTTTTTTTGCTTTACCACCTCCAAAAGCTGTTACTCCTGCTGATAAAGCCGCTACCCCTGCATCCATAAACGCACCTGTTGCTTCTCCTTTTAAATCTTCTGCTTGCTGAGCTAATGCCATAGATTGTAATCCTGCTGCTGCTGCTCTATCATCAAACATAGCTGCTATTTCTGAAGCATCTTTCTCTGAAGCTTCAGCACGCTTTAAATCTATATCTAGTTTTTGCTGAGCCATTTTATCGGCAACTTGACCTGAAGCTATATCTTGAGCTAATTTTACTTTACCTGCCGTTGCTGCTACACCTCGTTGGTCTCCCTCTTGAGCTGCTTCTAAAATCTGACTACCCTGAACATTAGAAAGTTGTAGTTGCTTATCATATATATCAGTGGTAGCTCTCACAGCATCATAATAATTAGCTTCTAACCGAGCAACTGATTCTCTTTCTAGTTTTTGTTGTTCTAAAGCTAACTGTCCTGATTTACGAGAAGCTGCACTTGCGGCATTCGAAGCTTGTACTCCTTTATATACAGATGAACCCACTGCAACTGTTGCCATTGCTATTGTTGTAAATGCTGCCATACTATAATTTTTTTATCATTTCTTTATTATAACTATCTCCTTGTATATAACCATTACTTTCGTAATGTTTTATTAATGATTCAGATTTTATTAAAGCGTATGAATATTTACATCCTGATAGCTTTAATGACTCTGTTAATACCCTTACAAGCTCTATTATAGCCTTTTTTCTTTTTTGCTTATGTTTATATTCAAAGTTAGATATAATCCAATCACACCAACCTACTGACGAATTAGTTATATATATATAACCTGCACATACAGGAATATCTTTGTCATAAACAATAAATCCTCCTTCACCATCCTCTGGTAAAAAATCTTTTGAAGGTGGTGTCCATCTCCAATCTTTCCACCATTTTCTTAAAATCAATTCGTAATCCGAATCGTTTAATTTTCTTATATTAAATTTCATTAACGCAAAGATACAAAAATCTATGGATAACTTTGAAAGACGTCAGAGTCAACAGTAAATAATTCAACTGCATCCTGACTGTCATTGGTTAATTTAAACTCCATATAGTAACCTGTTGTTCCGTAAGATTCTGCTATACTGTTTTTTGAAGTGAATATATATGCTCCTGCTGGAACACCTGAACCCACAGGTGTAAAAGAAGTGCTATCGATTGTAATAGACTTTCTGCCTTCTCCTATAGCTGTTATTAAACCTATTTTATCAGTAGTAGTTCCATCACTATAAAAAACTTCATCTCCATAGTTAATTATATTGCTTATAGACACACTAAAATCTAATGTTATTGGATCAGGAGATACACCTGTCGCTAAAAGAAAAGTACCTATACCCTGTGTTGACCTTAAAGAAAAGTCTTGACTACCTGTTATTCTTCTAATAAAAGAAAACCAAGCACCTTCTTTTTTCTCAAAATATGATTGGTCTATAATTCCTGCACCTAAATCTGTTGTTATTTGACAATCCCACGAATCATCACTCTCTAGTTCAATTGTTTTAAATACTTTTACCTTAGTAGGCTCTTGATTAAAAACACTTGTTATTGTAGATGTATAATTTACTCCATAATATTGATTTCTAATAGGATTAGTATTGTGCCTGAATAACTTACCATTTTTAAAAGTATATAAGTATTGATTCATACCTAATATAAACTCAGGTTTGTAGCTATAAAAAGAAGGCCATCCTTTTACTGATTCACTAAATGTTAATGTATATGTTGGTATATTTAATGTCATTTATATTATTTTATGTACACGATTGAGTATTTGAAACCACACCGTTTGTTACTGTTATTACCTGATTGTTATCCATTAAATAATTTTGGTCTGCAACACGACTAGCGCCATTAGCATCTAAAAAAACAGGAGCATTAGACTGAGGATAACTACTAGTTGTATCTCCTTGAAATCTAGCAAAATATAATGTTACTGTAGTTGTACCACATGATGTACTGCTTCCTATAGCTTGAGCGCTAAAAGAAGGCAAAGGTTCTGCGCAATTCACCTTTATATTCCACCCTGTACTATCACAAGGTCCTAATACTTGTATTGTAACAATAGCAGGACTTGCATTTGGCTTTGGCACTACCAATGTACTATATACCTCTCTGCCTCCATAAACTAAATCACCAGTATTTATTGTTGTGGATTGAGTTGGAGGAGAACCAACATTCCAATCAGCACCACTATATCCATCATAAAAATCAGTAATAGGATCAGTAGTAGGAGCATTAAATATATTAGGACAATTACTTGATGTTGCGTATGTAGGACTACCTATTATAGTAAATGCATCTGCTACACCACTTGTACTCTGTCTGTTTCCACCAGGATCTGCAGGTTGAGGATAAGGGGATGGAGCTACATAAGCAGGGGTTGCAGGAACTGACAATCTATTATAATATACACCATCATATAACACTCTAATTCCATCAGGAATAGTCTGAGGATTAAAATAAATAACTATAGCCCCCACATCTGCTTGAGTTCCTCCTGCTGAAAACTCTAATTGATATAACCCAGGGCCACCTCCAGGAGGCGTTATGTTTTCTCCACAAGGAATACCACATATTTCACAATTAAATAAAGGCCCTAATAAACCGTTTAACTGAATTCTATATTGGTTGTTATGCTGATATACGCCATCAACAGATTTTATTGTTAAATGAACATCATCAAACACAGCGCTTGCTGTTTCAAAACTTGATGAATCTATATATTTATCTACAATAGTTGCCATAATTTAATTTTAAGTTTAATCGCATTCACAACAAGCTTCTTCAGGAGTAGATGAGTCATAACAAAATTGTAATAAATCTGACTCTCTTAAATCCCAAACTAAATACATATAAGTAGCTTGTGTGCTATATGTAAAACTAGCTTGATATTCAGGGAAACTTCCTGTTATAGGTGTTGCTGTATTTAATAAAGGTATTAATGTGTTTAAATCTACTTCGTCATAATCTACATTAGTAGTTAGATATTTGAATTTATCTGAATTAGCATCAAACTCAAATGTTTGTCCTGGATTTTGTCTATTCTGCATAATAACAGTAGAACCCAACGCAGGTATCGTACCAAAAGAGCTAGTACCTGTTTGTTCTGTAAATAAAGATACACCATCTGAATCTAAAGTAACTAAATTTGTACTATAAGGACTTAAAGTATTTGAAAGCTGCCATCTATATCTGCAAGTAGTAGTTAAGCTAACATCTCCATTAAAGTTTATAACTATTTCTTTTACTGTTAATTCATCTCCTACAGGACAGTTTAAATTTAATGTAAAACTAGGTTTATCACCTGTATTAGGAAACAATGTAACCTTTGCTTGAGTAGGAAAAGATTCAGATTTATTAAAAGATACATTCCCTGTACCTGTTACAAGGTCAGCAATAACAGCATTATTATTCCATTCTACTAATATATTTAAACTTCCTTCTGTAACATTATAGTCAAATTGAACATCTCCTATGATACTAGTTAAATCTAACATAAAAGAATAACTAGAGCTTAATTCATTCATTTCTAAAACAAATCCACATTCTCTTTCATCTAAAGGTTGAGGTATAGTTACATTACTAGAACCTAAAACATACTCGTTCATATAAGGATCAAAACCTCCTAATTTTTGAGTTTCAAAAGACTCTCTAAATAAATCTCTAAACCAAGACCTCATTCCTACTTCAGATATAACACTAAGTCTATCTGCTTGAGCGCTTCCTCCTTTAATCTGTAAAACAGCATTTCGTTTAGCATCAGTAAAGAAAATATCATATCCATAAGCTGTAAAGCTTTCAGGATTATTACTAATTCCATATTCTTCAATTCTTGCTATCTGCTTACCTAATACTTCAGGTACTGAAGTAATAGCTCCACCTGCAGCAGCATCAGATAATAAGTTCTTACCTACTTGTAAATAAGATATTTTATCTTCTTGAAGTATTAATATATCTGTTTGTCTTGAGTGCATTTTTCTTATAGCGCCATAAGATGCTTCAAGTGTTTTAAAATTAGTTAAAGACAAATTAAATTGATTTAACTTGTTTAAGTTTGTCTCTTGATTAAATACACCACTATATGTTACATCTGAAAACCTATGAGCTTCTTTAAATTCTTCCTCAGAAACTGAAGTAACTTTTTCTCCTAAATTTAATGTAGGAGAAGTTAATGCATCTAAAATAGCCATACTTTCTACTCCATTTCCAAATGTATAGCAATTAAAAAAACTTAAATCTATAATTGCAGGAAGCGTTGCAGTTTGATTTTGGTCAGCACCTGCATCTCCTGATAAATGAAATCCGTTTTCAATATCAAATGTTTGTTCGTTTTCATAATACAATTCATCATTTGCTTCTAATGGGTCTGTTTCAAAAACCATTAATGATGGCGCTCTTTGAATATCTACTATAACCTCAGCGTATGAATATCTAGGACCAATTCCTCCACATTTTGGAGTTCCTGTTTGAATAGTAAGATATTGTTTTCCGTTATAACTAGCTCCTGGCGTTGTGGTTGGGTTATTGCAAGTGTCTTCTTGAAAATATATAAAAGTAGTTCCGTTTCTACCTACACCACCTGGAGGATTACTGTCAGGACTTCCTCCTCCTCTATTTTGATTTGGCCAATCAATTAAATTTTCTACAAAAACAATAGTATTTTCTCTGTCACCACTAGATACTCCATTAGCCAAATTTATATTGTCTCCTATAACAAAATCATATAAACTTCTATAATCATTATTAGCAACAAATCGTTTATCATAATCATAATAAATAGCGTCACAATTTGTAAAGTTGTTACTTCTTCTATTTGTGCGTAATTTTATATTTATAATACTACCTGCAGGAATGTCAGCAGGAATAAACTCAGTATTTACAGACCCTGGAGTTGGGCATAAAGGAGCATTTGGATCATAATCAGGATTTGGAATACTTACATCAGCAATAGCTTCACAATAATTACCATCACCACAACTTCCATCAGCTTGTATAAAAGCATTTTCAGGTGCTGAAGCAACAAACCCACTTGGCTTTAGTTGCATATAAGTACCTGAAAATTGACCACATGGTTGAGAAGTATCTAAAACCTCTCCATCTGCGTTTTTATCACAAAGAAAATCATCAACCTCAACACCAAAACCTAATACTTTTGTTTTAGCACAATTTAATACAGCTCCACTTGTATCTTTTTTTACGTGTAAAATACTATTATCCTCTACTTTATCTCTGTTGTCTCCTTCTAATTTAAAGTAATAAATACCTGTGGATTCTTCTTGAAAAAATACATTTGAATAAACAGTTCTATAAAGGCCTTTAGATTCTTTAATTACAAATTTATATTTAGTAGCCCAATATGGAGGATAACTGTTTAATTGTACTCTAATATTATTTTTAGTTATAGATTTTTCGCAAGGAATAAAAACAGTATTGGAAGTATCTACTAACGCAGTACTACTTCTACCATAATCATCCATGTAAACTATAGCTACCTCATAATCTCTATTACTATGTAAACTTTGTTTTGATTCATCTTTAGAATATAAACCTACCGAGTCTATTGAAGATAAATATTCGTAAGCATATATTCCTGTTCCAGGAGGGTTTTGTGTAGGGTCATATTCTTCAAATTGAATTGCTGGTAAAACAAAACTAATTTCATCACTACCTTGTGCTGACTCTATTATTATTCCCTGTGGCGAACCTGTAAATCCAAAACCTACATGTTTCCAACCATTTTTAGTGGAAATACCACAATTAAAAACATCAGTTTGACTACTTCCAGAGGTGCAATTAGCTGTACAAAAATCAAAACAACTTGAGTCTTGGATAGCTACAAATTCACTTACTGCATTTATAAATTCAGAACTTATAGATAATTCGTAAACACTTGAATAATCTTGCTGTATATTAAAAATAAAAGTATTTTCAAAAGTATTTTCAGGCTGAGTCCCATCTTCATAAGTACCACTAGTATCTGTATACAAAGTACTTTGGTAATTAAATATAACTCCTATTTGAGAACCATTTATTAAATCTACTCCACCAAAATCTATTGTAATTTTAGCATTATTAACATCAACACTAACGCCTCCGAAGGTATAAGTATAATCACTTAAAAACCCCTGTATTTCTTCATCTTGAATCGGCTCTGAAATTAAAGATAAATCGTAATCTAAATATATATCTCTTCCATCTGCTCCTTTAATATCATATCCATCAACATAATTGCCATACATTAAACGGTTACCCATTATTGTTTGACTTTGTGCAATTCTAGGAACATTATCAAATAACCTAAGCAATTGAGCTTCAGGAAGTGTAGTATATATTTTTTTATTATTAAATGTTAATGTTTGAGGTACATTATCAAGCCATCCTTCATTTTCTTTATTGAATTTTTCTATAATATTAACAGATTGGCTAGTACTAAATTTAAATATAACATCTATATCTTTTACATTTCTACCTCCTGTATCAAATGTAATATCTGTTGTATTAAAAATATTAGACATTCCATCATTATCATAAGTTTGATAATTCAAATCAAATAATCCTGGGGTAAATGCTACTCTACTAAAAGGAGATAATGCAGAATATTCTCCATCCTCGTATTGCCATCTATATGCAAAACTTAAAAAAATCTCATTCATGTAATCTTCTCCCCCACCAATTTGATAAGACTCTATTTCAGGAGCGTTTAATGGAGGTGCTACAATAACACCTATATCTTGTTCTGTTATTCTATCAACAGTTGAAGGCACATTTGGGTCTAAATAATTCCTATTTATATTTATTTTTCTAGGAGCATTTAAGTTATCTGTAAAAAATAAAAGGTCTCCAATTAAATTTATTCCATTTATTAAATATTCTTTATCAAAGTTTAATACAGAAGTAGAAATAACATGATAAAACAATATATTTAATCTAGTATTAAAAGAAACAATTAAATCAACTTTCCCTGTTGCAGACAAACTATTGTTTTCATCACTAACAAACCAATATATAGTTTCATTTGCTCCATCTTCATAAGCACCAATACATCTAGCAGAAGCACTTAATGGTTGATTTAAAAATTTTAATTCAACTAAAAGTTCATTCCCTTTTGAATTTTCTACAGCACCAATCTCTGTTCCCTCTGTAGAACCTAAACGAACATTTAAAGCATCAATATATTGTCCTTGAGGAACTAAACGTTCATCAACACTTTTATTCATTTTACCTGATATAAAATTCTTTTGAATTTTTGCCATATTACTTTATAAGCTTGTTTTGACCTCTTAGATTCATTAAAAGTCTACCTGGATGTATATTACTCAATCTTATTTTTGCGTTCCTTAGAAGGGCTGATTTCTCTTTTCTAGTTCTATTTATTATGTATTCTTGAATACCATACTTACTAGAAAGAATTACATATTTCATATATGCATACACATATTCTTCAAATAATTTATTTATACTTATTTCAGAATCATCTCCATTTTCCATTCCATCAGAAACATATTCTACAACACAAAACTCTCCTGCCATACCTGAGCTAAAATTAATAACTCCTCCTTTTTTATTTATACTAAAAGTAGGGTTTTGATTTGCAGTTTCTGTATTAAGTCCATATCTCCCTCCAATTGGATATTCAAAATACCACAACCCATCTACGCAATAACCTTCTTGTCCATTGTAAGGACTATTTTCATTTAAATAAATGCTAGTTTTACCACCTGTAATTCTTTGTAAATCTAAAAACGATGTTGAAGGTTTTAATATATTTCCATCATGGTCAAATAATATTCTACATGTATTGTCTTGAAGATAAGCATCACTCCAATTTGTTTGGATATTTTCACTTAATGGCCTTAAAACTCCATTTTTATATAATGAAACTCTAACCCAATTTACATAGTCTGGAGGCAATACAAATCTTAATATATCACAAACCTCTAATTCTAAAATTTTTATTTCCTTTACAGCATCATAATTAAGCTCTTGAATAGCTCTCTTTGCATGAAAAAGAACATTATATCTTTCAGCATTATTTATAAGTTTATCATTACCAACATACATTAACATAAAATTGTTAACTATATTTTCTAATGTTACATATTGATAAGAACCCCAATTCTCTTGTTCAGTATGAGGGTTGCCTGTGTTTTCATAGTATTGATATTCTGTTATATATGCCATAATCTATCCTTCTTGTGTTGTTGCTTCTTTTTCTTCTGTCTTTCCAAACTGTACTAAAGCAGCTTCTCTTATTGACATTCCTGCATACTGTAATATTTTATTTATAATATTAGTTTCATCAGATAAAGGAAGTTCAAAATCTTGATAATCTAATGCTGTTTCATCAAAACTAGGCTCTCCTCCTGTTATGATATTAAAATATGTCCAGTTAGGATCTTTTGGGTATCTTATATACTGAGATGTTACTTGACCTATATCAGTAATAGTATCTGGATATATTTGTGCATCTAAAGAATTTTGAGTGTAAGCAGGGTAAGGTAAAGTTGGTTTTGTAAGCATTGAATTAGAAAGCATAGTTATTTTACTATGAGTAACTTTTTCTGCTTCTTTTAATTTAGAGTAATCATATATTATATAAGGTATGTTAATACTGCTTAAATTATTAGCATCTATAGTTAGTTTAGTAGAGCTATTAATTGCTATTACCTTTTGATTATAAGTTATTGCATTTATTCGGTACGAAACTATATCGCCTACAACAACTCCACTAGCAAAAAAATCAGCACTAGAATCAATTAATCTATTTTGACCACCTTGAATTTGAGTATTAGTTCCTGAAGTTTTTTGTTTTTGATAAACTAAAATTTTATTTATAATATAGTAATCACTTCCATTTTTTTCTTGATTAGGAAGAATATATAAACTACTAGGATAACTTACAATGCTTTTAGATAAAGGAGCAAAAACTGTAAAAGTATCTATTACTTCTTCTATTCCTTTTACAATATCTGCATATCCTGATCCTGACACCCTAGCATTTTGCTTAACTATTTGAGAGTTATATTGATAAAAATAGTCTTCAAAAATATCTAATTGCGCTTGCTTTGCATATAAATTAAAATCAGCAGGTGTTATATAACCAAAATTATTTTTATTTGCTATTGACAAAACAGTTGCTCTAACTGTATTTATTAAACTCATAATTATTTAATCTTTTTACAAAGATACAAAAAAAGGGGTTTCATTTTTTTGAACCCCTCTTTACTAAATAGCCTAATTTTTAAATTGGTTATAGCTTGTCTTCTAATATACTTAAAACTTCTAACCCTTCATCACTTTGAAGAAAAGATGCCAATATAAATAATGGGTCTTCTCCATAAGGAATTGTCATTAGTTTATTTTTATTACCTTTTAAATTATAATAAATATCTTTTTTATTTTTTATAATTAATAATCCTTCGCTAAAAAATTTAGCACATTTGTTTTGTAAGGATAGTAATGGGTCATTAATTGAATCTAAAAACTCAACAGGATATCTTTGTGCAAATAATCTAACATCTCTTTTTAATTCTGATGATGTTAATCTATCTACTTTTAAACCTATAACTACACGAGCTACAGTTTCTAACATTTCAATATCTAAGTCTTTAGCTAATATTTGAGCTTCTAATTCTAAATCCATAGACTCAACTATATTTGTTGCATCTTTTTCATTATCAACCTCAACAAATGCTTTTCCATTTAATGGGTGAAAAGATAAAAATTTCTGTAGTACTTGATTAGTTTTATCTACAGATAAAAATCCATCTTCAAAAATAATTGGTTCTAATATTACATTTCCATCTTGTTCATCTTCAAAAATACTTTTTTGATTTCTAGCATAACGCAAGGACCTATTTGTTCCAGTTTCCTCATCAAAATAAAGTAAGGCACTTCTTTTAGTATTTCTAGATGGTATTGTGTAGCTTAATGGCGCTCTATCTTGTGTGAGCTTATAGCTTTTAGTAACAAAAGCTTGTTTCTTTTTTTTCATTTGATTTTAATTTAAATTTAATAAAAAAAGGGGACAGGATTAACTATCCCCTTTATTGAAATTATTCTATATCTTATTTAAAGATAAAGAAGTTGTTAGCACCTAAAGTACATAAAGCTCTTTCAGATAAGAAGTTTACTTCCATAGCATCTAAGCTAGAAGTAGCTGCTCCACCTGCTGAACCTGTAATCCAAGTCTTGTAACGTCTGTCTTCTGTTTCAGAAGCTCTATAACGAACATGTAAGAAAGGTCGCTTAGCGTTCTTTCCTAATACTTGGTCATATACAGTAGTAGAACCTGCAGGAACTAAAATTCCATTGATTGCACCACCTACAATATCACCACGCATTGTTGGGTCGTTTAAGTATTTCCAGTCTGTCTTATAGAAGTCATAACCTCTACGGAATCCTGAGAATCCTAAGTTAAGAGCCATCTCTTCATCATTGTCAAAAAGACCGTATGATGTACCTCCTGGGTTACCATAAGAGTTTTGAGCAGCTAACATATCATCAATATCAAATCCAAACTGTCTGTTTAAGAAAATAACATTTTCTTCAATAGAACCTTGCTTGTCTAATCTTTGAATAATGTCGTCAAAGTCTGTAAGAGCTGTTGGGTTTCCACCACTCCATACATTTCCTCTTTGCTCAACTACGTAAAAAAGTCCTTCAGAACCTTTGTTACCTACTCCACTTGCAACTCCTGCTGCAATTGCTGCTACACCACTGAGTGCTTCAGCTGGTACTGCCTCAACCATTGCTGTCTCTAAATAATCCTCAAAACGTAAACGAGTTTCGTGTTCTGATTTTAGATACCACAAGAATCCAGTTGCACCGTTTTCAGTAGTTACTTCAATCCATCCAATTTGAGCCATATCAGAACCGCTTACTGCGTAATGGTCTTTTATGATAATTGGTGAATTAGAAAATATCTGATCGTCAGCTTCTAATTGACCTTGCATTCCGTTAGTTCCTTTTTGGAACTCAGAACCATAGATAAATAATGAACACTGAACATTTGCAGCCATTGTTTGACCACCTGCTTCATAATATGCAACATCAATAGTAGCATTTGCAGTATCTACTGCTGTAATTATTGCTTTGTTACTATTTGTTGAATTTATAGAGCTATCAGAAAGCATAACTGTTTGACCAACTCTTAATGCGATATCTCCTGTTCCAGGAACTAAAGCATCATTAATATCTAAAGTTGCAATGTCTTGAGCTGCCGCTGCTTGAGAAGTAACATTTGTATACTTCGTGTGTAATCTTCCTTGCTCAGCCCATTTGATAAGGTCAGAGTTAGAAGGCATTTCAGCACCAACCATTCGTAAGAATGAAGCTACTGTTCTGTTTCCATAACGTTCGAATTCTTTTTCGTAAGTATCTGGTAAATACTGATTTAAGAAATCGAAGTTAGTAATATAATTTGTCTGTAATAAAACCTGTTCTGAACTTGGTTGTAAGTCAAACCCAGGTACTGCATCTACTGCCATAATTTTTGTTTTTAATTCTTAACTATTTTTTTTACTTCTAATTTTTAATCCTTTTCCACTTGTATCTGAAACTGGTCTAGCTTTAAATCCAGTGTCGCCAATTGCTTGAGGAGTTTGTCTCATGCTCATATTAATGTTTTTACTTTTTTTAGTAACATCTTCTATAGCATCAGCTTTACCTTGCTCATAAAAATAATTAGCAAATCTTTGAGGATCCATAGCAGCACTTAATGCTGTATGCCACCCTTTAGCATTTGAAATCAAACCATCGTCGTCAACATATTTTTTGACTAAATTGTTTAAATCACTTTGCTTAGATTTCATTTCATTAACATCACCGTAAGAATACTTAACGGTTTTATCTCCTACATTGAACTCAAAACCTTTGAATTCAGGATTAAAAACTTCATTTGTTTTCTTTAAGAAAAATTTATTTTTTCTTTCGTGAGCCTCTAAAGTAGATTTAGATTCTTCTATATAACTTCTATAAGCTTCAATATCTTTTTGTTGATCTTCAGACAACGAACTCCCACTTGACTCAAGAGGAATTTTGTATTGTTCTTTTACATCATTAAGATACTTTTTAGCTTTTGAAAGTTCTCTTTTTTTAGCAATATTCTTTTTCTTTATTTCATTTTCGTCATCAATTTCTTCATCATACGAAAACTTTTCGTCCATTAAATAACGAATATCTTCATTATCTAAATCTGATTCTGTTAAAGAATAATACTCTGATAACACCTGGTCTTCATTTAAGTCATCGTAATTTTTGTTTATTTTTACGAAATCTTCAAATCCACGCCCTGTGTTTTTTTTATAATCTAAATATTTTGATACATCCTCTGGTAAACTTTCTGATTGCTCTCTTTCAGCAAACAAATCATCAACTGAAGATATATCTTTATTATATCTATTTTTAATATATGAAAGAACGTCTTCGTCTTTTATAGTTGGACTTTCAACTTCAACTTGTTCTGATAAATTTTCTACAGGCTGCTCTTCAACAACATCGTCAGATTTATCATTCAATTCTTCTTCGTGTTTTTTAAGTAGAGTTTCTTCTACTTCCTGCACAGATTTTTCTGGAACAGAATCTAATGATTTTACTTTAATTTCCATTTAATTTAATTTTTACAAAGTTAATATATAATTATAATTGATTTTTAAGGCTATCTAGGCTCAAATTCTGCTAAGTCAAATCCATCTAAACTATCTTCATTTGATTCAAAACTAACTGAAGGTAGATTATTTTTTCTTTGCTCTATAAGTTTTGATTGCTCTGTATTAGCTTGAGATATTCTATTTGATTTAGCATTTTCTCTTTCAGTTTCTCGTTTTTGCAAACCTTCCTGCTCCATCTTTTTTAAATCTATATCTACTCCTTTTAATTTCATTTGAAGTGAAAACTCAAGATTCATAAGCTCTGCTTTTATCGCAGCTTCACCTTGCATTTTTTGAACTGCAAACTGACTTTTAGCTTGCTCTAATTGTACAGCAGCTTGATTTTCCATTTGGAATTGTTGCATTTTTGATTGAGCTGCCATCTGTTGAGACTGAGCATTAATCTGAGCTTGTTGCTGTGCAGCAGCAGCTTTTTCTTTTTGCTCTCTATCTTGTTTACCTATTCTTTTTAACTTAAGTATTTGATTAGCTAACTTTAAATTTCTTATTTCTCTTATATCAATAGCATCTTCTAAATTTATAGAATCTCTTTGTAATGCCATTTGAATATTTTGTTCTAGCATTTTTCTTTCTTCTTCGTCAGGTTCTATTTCTATAAATATTCCAAAGTCACTTAAATATAATTTACTAATTTCATCAATTATAGAAACATTAAATCTTCCTATCTGATTAGTTAATTCATCTTTAAATTCTGAATACTCTAATAAATCAGCAATTCTACTAGATAAAGCAGTACATAGCCTTTGGCTTATTTGTAAACCTGCATCTAAAATATGTCTGGTTGCAGTATTACTACTTAAAGCAGCTAATTTTTGCAATCCAACTAATGAATAAGAATCTGGTGTTGATCCATCTCTAGCTTCATTGAGGCCTGTAACATCTCTTAGCATTTGCATATAATGATTATATGAACCTATTAAGCTATTTATTTTACCTTGTCCTGAATTACTGTTTAATTGTTGTATTGGTACTTTAGCTTGGTTAAAATCTCCATCCTGTGTATAGCTTCTACCAATAACAGAACCTGTTTGAAAAAACATTCTTAATGCATCTTCAGGATTATATGCCTGCCCTGTTCCTAAGTCTACTTCATTTAATCCATCTGCATCTATAAATACACCATCAGGAACTACTCTAGATATTACTTGTTGTAATTTTAAATGAGTAATTTGTATTAAATCTGCAAACGTAATCATACGTCTAACTAATGATTCAAAAACACCTTTATACATTCTAGGCGCACAAGCTACATATTCAGGATAAACTTCTTGAGATGCAGATTGAGGTCTAGCCATATTTTCAGACATTTCCCATTTTAGAAGAATATTAGTACCCATAACCATAACCCCCTCATACCATACATCTATTGTTTTAGAAACTTTTTTAAAATTACCTTCTTCTTGCATTTCTGAAGTAGGATTAAAAGTATCTTCTTTTTCAATAACTTTTTCAGCTCCAGAGGCATTTACTTTTTTCTTATAAGTAAAAGTATTTGTAGTCTTATAATTAAAAAATAAAACTGTAGCACTATCTCTACTAAATAAACTATTGTTATAATATTGAGCAGTATTATTGTAATTATACCAACTTTGACTATATTTAGATATTTCATCCATATCTTGTCTAGTCAAACTAGTATCTATTTTTTTTAACTCTACAATAGGAATTGTTTTAATTTCTCCCCAGTAAAAACAATCATCAAAATGAGGATCTTCAGTATAACTATATACTACATTAGCAGGGTCTACATATTCTATAGAAATACCTGAACCTGGCTTAAAGGTGTTTTTACACATTGAAACTCCCAATATTGTCTGGTCATAATACAATTGCTTTTGTATTTCATAATATCTATTTTCAGATAAAACTGTATTTATAGCTTCTTCTTCAGCTATTTCTATTGAAGGCTTATATTTAAGTTGCATGTGCAAAGCTAGTTCTTCAGAACTATTAGGCACATCTTCTTCTGATGTAGCAAAAGTATTTATTCCTAAATCTTGTTGAACCTGTTTCATTACAGGCTTAGCTAACATATCTTTTTGAAGTTGTTTTTGATATTCACTTCTTTTATCTAAAGACATGCTATCCTGAGCATAAGCATTTACTTTAAATATTCTATCAGCCATTCCATTGACTACTATATCTACAAATTTTGGAATAATAGGAACAGGAGTCCAGTCCAGATTTAAATAACTTAAATCTCCATCAATAGCTAATTCATTTTTATATTTTTGTACAGATTGTTCTCCACGAGCATACAATCGTAATCTATGAAACTCTGCCCATTGACTATAAAATCTACTTTGACGACCATCTTTTCTAAACCATTCGTATTGAATAGCCTGGCCTATTTGTAAACCGAACTCATAAGATTTTTTTTCTGAGTCAGAAACAAATTGACTAGGAAATCCTGTTGGGTTTAATGAAATTTTTACATCCTCCATTTATTGTATAATTTGGCTATAACTTCCCTTATTGTCATATCTTGCAAAGTTAAGTTTTATTTTTGATTTCTTTTTAATGGGCTGATACAGGTTTTTTTGTGTAGCCATTATAGCTAAACCTGAACTAATAGAAGCATCAAACTTTGTTCTGTTATTAATATTAAATCTTGCCCAATCTGTTAATGTTCTTGTAAAATACATAGAACCTATTTCATCTTCAGCTCTAAAAGCTCCAGATAAATCAAATCCTACATGTTTTTCAATGTAAGATTCTATAGCAGCTGCATGAGCTTGTTTAATGTCTTCAGAACTATTAGGCATTCCTCCTAATTCTTTTTCTGTTTTGGATAGTTTATTATACTGTCTATCAGGCCTATTCATACTATACCCTCTATATCCTCTATTCTTAAAATGATATAATAATCTAGGTTTATTATTTTCTATTAATATTGGCATTCCATAAAACACACAAGCCATTAATACATCTTCAAAAAATATCTCTGCTGTTTGAGGTCTTGCTATATATTCTAAAAAAAAATGGTTTGTAGGACCTTCATCCATGTGAAACTTAGTCATTCCATGTAAAGCACCGTTACTTCCACCGCCACCAACAGTACCACTAATATCGTAACTATCACATCCAAAAGCTCCCATGTGGTCATTTCCAGGATATTTAATTCCATTCTTAAAGTAATAATTGTTTTGTAAATTTTTATTAGGAGTCCAAGAAACATAAAATCTTCCTGAATTATTAGGAGTAAAAATAACTGTAGTATCTTTTATTCCATTATTCCAACTAAAAGAACCTCTTGTGACAACTCTATCTTTTATTAAAGAATCATTGTAATCTATTTGTTGATATAATTTTTGAAGATTAAATAATGATTGTTTACTTTCATCTCTAAATGCATGAGACTCTGTTCTAGGAAATTGTCTATAGTATTCGTTTAATCCATCAGGATCTGACTTCAATCCATCTACCTCGTTAGTCCAATGCTCTATAACACCTTGGTCTATAATATCTCCAAATGGACCTTCTATTTCTTTTTCTGGAACATCAAATACAGGATGACCATAAATATCAATAAAACCCTCATAATTCCATTCCATAGGTATAAACAATGAATATAAACCTGATTTAGTTTGTCCATTTCTATTTCTTTTTTTTACGTTAGAATCTGAGTATAATTTTTTAAAATTACCACCACCTTTTTCAATAGAATTAGATGTACTTCCCATCATACATTTTCCTATAACTCTACTTCCTAATCTAAGACAAGTTTTTGTTACTCTCCAATTATTAAGTATATTGTCTGGTCTTTCCCATTTACCACTTTCATCATGAGCTAGTAATTTTAACTTTTCTCCATCATAAGAGTTATCTCCTGTATTTTTCCAATCAATAGTAGTATCTAATCCTTCAAGCTCTTTAATAGATTCATTTGCATCAAGTTTTTTTCTTGTAAGTTTTGACGCAGGAACTCTATACGCAAGCTCCGTTTTTGGCCTATCCATTCCATCTTGAATAGGTTTGAAGAAAAACGGATAATTGAGCGATATGGGAACAACTTTGTCTGTAAACATTTTTTTTGCATCAGAACCTGTTTTGGATAAAATTCCATAACGTGAATCTTTTGATGTGGTTGCAAGATGAACCAATTCTGATGATGACATAAAACTAAATCCTGATCGTCTATTTTTAAGGTAACACATTCCATAGCTTCTTGAGTCTGCTTTGCAAGCTTCCCAGAATATAAAGAATAATCTATTTGATTCCCTAAAGTTTGGCTGCCCAACATCAATTTTTGTCCACCGCAAGTACATGTAATGAGAACCAGTAATGTAAGTAGGATTGTTTTTGTTATTAAACCAAAAACCTTCTTCCCTTCTTTCAAACTCTTTGTCAATATAGTCATACCACTTTTCCTTAAAATTATCTGGATATTTATCCCAATCAAAAACACTTTTTATTTTACTTAGTTCTTTAGGATATTCTATTTGACCCCAATGATTTTTATTAAAACGATAAACATTTTTTTGTTTTGGTAATGCAATCTTTAAATTTTGTATTTCATAAACCTCACCAATTGTACCATCTTTTGATATAACAACAATATCATATTCTTTATTATATCCGTATACCCAAGCCTTTTTTTTATTATTAGACTTTAATTCCTTTTCAGGTATAATATCATCTAGTATTTTATATAAAGTTTGTTCGTACATTATTTTGATCTACCTTCAGCAAATCCTTTAAATGAAGATGCTTTACTTTCTTTTTTATTAATGTCTATCATATTATTTTCTTCTTCAATCTTTGTTAAGATTTCAAAAGCATCAAATATTGCAAGCTTCTTAGATGCCGCTGCATTTTTTAATCTGTCTGCTGCTATATCAGGAGCTAATCCATCTAGGTCTTTTTTTAGTATACCTTCATTAGCAACTTTTATAAGTTCTTTTACAGCTTTTTTACCTGCTTTTATTATTTCTAATTTTAATTCAGTATTATTCATAATACTAATGTTATGTTTTTATCAAACATTCTGTAAAGTTTTTCATCTTCTACAGTAAATTCATATTCACTATCTGGTTGAAACGAAACTTTAGTTCCTTCAACAATACCTTTTTCTGTAAGAATTTTATTTGAATATTTAATTATACCTACTAATGGCTCTTCATCTTGATGAGTCTTTAAGTACTTTTGTTCTTTAGGTATAGGCTTTACCATACAATACTTTGAATGACATAACCATTTGTTGTTGTGTTTATACATATAAAATTGGTCAAAGTCTATAAAAAACAAATCGTCTTTAAAAAAACTCTTACCACTTCTTTCTTTTCCTTTCATGTCATTATAATATTTAAAAACATTATGATGAACTAAAAGTATATCTCCAGAAGATATTTCTCCTTTGTAGTTTATAGGAACTGATACAACTTCTGCGTATCTATTTGATGCGGTATGATCTTCTTTGGATGTGCTTGTTATAAAATCAACATTTCCAATTTTTTTTGTGTTATCATACCTTTTGTCATTGCATGGTTTTACAATGAAATAAAAAGGTGATTTCATTCAAAATTTATATTATATTCAATTGATATAGGCATATTAGAATTAAATTCTTTCCAAAGAAATATTTCTCCTTGTTTGTTTTCAATCCAAACTTTTATAGAGTTGCTTTCGTTTATATGCTTTATTAAATGAATACGATAACTTCCATTAAAAATCTCTTGATTTACTATGTAGTGCATAGCACTAGACTTATAATCTGCACCGACAGATATTTTTCTTATATCCATTATTTATTTAATTTAATTATACATTAAAGCCCATATCTTGTAATGAAGCTTCTATTTGGTCGTACCAAAATTGTTGTATAGCTGCACTTCCATTTGGCACGGTCAACTCGTTACTCCATCTCATTAATTGAGGAGTGCTCGTTGTGTAATCATCTAACATTGTTACATTAGAATAAGCAGTAGCAGGTATACTAGCAGGAAAACCTTGAGTTCCTGCAGGGTAACTATCACTAACTGGAGGATTGCTAATATTCGCTGCTGGAACTAAAGAATTAGGTCCAAGTAAATCAACAAGAGGTGCTCCTATAGTATTCGGTACAGCACAGAAAAATTGAGACCTATATGTAAATGTAGCATCTCCAATAAAATTCCTTACAAGAGTTATATCATCAATTATCGATTGATTCGTAGCATTATTTCTGTTTTTCCATGAATCAGCATCAGTGTCGTTAGAGGACATTTGATAATTGTCAGATACAAATTGGTTACCTCCAGATTCATCTCCAAATCCAAAGATTACTACATTATCTGCGTTTTCAAATATTCCTCCAGGTCCTGTTCCTTGACCAAAACCTTTGTTAGCAAGCATTCCTAGTTGTCTTTCTTCAGCACTCATCCCCCAAAGTATATGAGTATCATACTCATCACTACCGTTAGTAGCTCTATCTGTATTACCACTTCCTTCCGTTGCTCCTGTTGCATAGAAATCTTGAAGTAAGTTTCTTAAATTAGTTGTATTCAAATAATCTACAGATTTCTGAGCGTCTGTTCGTGTAAATTTACAAACTGAATTTCCTCCATCACCTGAAGTTGTGACAACAGTTGCCCCATTAGCATCAACTAAAGTAACGTCTAATTGAAAGGCAACGTAATTTATTGTTCCTACGAATGTATTAGCAGGAATACCAGTTCCTTCAATAAGCATCCCAGGTTCAACAAGCATGGATGTTTGAGCTGTTAGTCCGTTGGGATTAGTTACATAACCTGTTTGTGTGAATATTGAACTTGACATTTCTATTAAACTATCCCCCAGGTTCCATCCTTTATTCATATCTACATAAATTTCAGGAACACTTGTCATTTTAGCCATTTCTATAATGGAGGCATTAAAAGAACCACTAGTATCTTGCCAAAAAGTAAAGTAAGTATCTCCTGTTACTGTTAATCCTGATATTGTAAAATCTTGAGTTGCTGATAATCCATCATTATCTGTTACTGTCATCACTACATTAATATTTCCTCCAGGATATGTTCCTGTTAGCGTTCCTGTGCAATCATCATTATCTGTAAAAACTAACCAACTAGCTCCTGCAGCAGGGAATATCTCTACCCCATCTACTGTAATAACATAATCTAAATCTGCACATGGTGTATTATCATCACTTGTTGTCCAGTTATATGTCCAAGTGTCGTTTGGTTGCAAATTAGGATATGTTCCTGCATCTACAGGGTTTGTAGATGTCCATTCTGGGGGGTTAGGAACAATTGGTACTAACTCTATCTCACCTGTTAATGTCTGAGTTTCAGTTCCATCTACTGTAAATATTCCTCCTGGATTAGTCGCAGTAAAAGGAGCGGATGCTTTAAACTGATATCCTGTATTAGCTAGTCCGTTTGTTATAAACTGATAGCTAACTCCTGGTTGTCCTTGTTTAATGTCATTTAACTGATTACCTGCCAAAGTATAGTTTGGTGCGCCTGCGGTATTATCTATAATGTTATTATTAAAAGGATTTAAAGTTACTGTTACAGGAAGTATAGGCGCTATAGAGTTTGTTTTTTCAAAATAGAATGATAATTCCATATCTCCATCTGTTGGAGATATTGTTGAATTTAAACTGCCTTCACATACTACACCAATATTTTGAAATGCGTTTAAAACAATATTTAAATCAGAAACATCAACTTCCCCTCTTGGATATGATTTATCATAAAGATCAGATATAACAAATAAATCTTCTTTTTTAGAATAGTTAGCATAATTAGAAATAGCATTATTAGCAACTTCACCTATAGATACAGTCATTGTATCTCCTGGTGCAATACTCATAACAGTATCCGAAACCCAAGCCCATGTAACTAATTTTAATTTTAGAGTTACAGGAACTCTCCATAAAGGAACTTGTGTACTAGGTGCAACGGCAGATGTCCATTCTAAAAAATCTTTTGAAAATTCAGGACCAACTCCACCACCTGTATTACTTCCTATTGCTTTAAACATCCCATTTACAATAAATGTTTCTGATGAAGCAGGAGGAGTAACAATATTTAATATATAATCAGCAAGACCAGCTATGGTAAACGTTTTAGTTTGTAACTCAATCGGACTTGATAATCCATCTGTTCCAATTAAATAATCCTCTGGATTAATTGGATTTTGATTGGGGTAAGCTAAAGTATTGCTAATTTTTGCCATCTTCTATTCTTTTTCTTTTATCTCTCCAGTCTGGAGATTTATAACGGAATCTTCTCCGTATTTTTTAATAAGTTTTTTTTCTAAAGAAGTAAAGTCTGTTCTTACAGTATTTATTTCTTTAAGCACTACATCTTTTTGTAATGCTAAATCTCCTAGTTGGTTTTTTAAACCTCCGAATTTAGTGTTTAATTCTTGTAAACGATCTAATTCTTTTTTTGTAACTGATTTCATTTTATTATAATTAAAGTTATATGCAAAGGTAGTAAAAAAAAATAAATATTATTGTTTGGTTTTACCGTACTCTCTTAAGGTAAAATACCCTCCGATTGCAGTAATTCCCATAGTAGTTAATAAGGGCAAATATGCCTCTCCCAAGGGCATGCCCCATTGAGAAGTTATAATAACAATATCTATAAGAATAGTAAAATTAGCAACAACTAAAGGTCTTATGTTTCTTGTTAGTCTGCTTCCAAACTTCATATCGTACTCCCAACGTTTGCTTATTTCTATTTCACGTTTAGATATTTCTTGTTCTACTACAATATCTTTTTCTAACTCTTTAAGAAGTAAATCTTTATCTGTTTGTGAAATACTAGAATTACCACGTATAGCATCTCCTAGTTTATTTAAACCTTCTACACCTGTTACTGTACCTAATATATTTAATATCTCAGGACTTACTCCTGCTATTGTTCGTAATAAATTACCAACAAAAGTACCTTCTCCTCCGTTTTTTCTTAATTTAGGATTATCGCTCATAACTATTCTATTGTTTTATCCCAACGAGATCTTGTTTTTCTTATATCGTAATGTGTAAATGTATTGTACTTACCGAGACCTCCTTGAAGTATATGTCCATGCTCAGTTAAATTATCTATAGTTTTATAGATTTCAGAAGGAGGAATGTCTGTAACTTGAATATCAGCAGCTTTTCCTAAAATATGTTGTGAATTGGAAACTCCACCAACTGCTTTATTGTGCTTAGCACACCTATATGCATTAGTAAGTTTTATAGGTTTTCTTATAAAATCTCTTATTGTTTGTAACTGAGCTGCAAGTTTTTGTATTTCAAACAAAACATCTTGAGGCATTTCACAACCACATTTACATTCAAATTCAGATTTATTAAAATTATTTGTTAGTTTTTCTTCTTTCATTATAACTAATCCATATTCTTTGAGCCGTATATATTATAGAAGCTATTAATAAAATTAGTTTTAAAGCCATCTCAACTTGAGAAAATGAGACAGCTAGGCTCAAAAAGTTAAATGCGTAAATTTTCAAATCCTGTGTGTTCATTATTGTTTAATAATTTCGTAAGTAACTTCAATATCCATTAAAGCACTATTAGTCTGTGTGTAATTTTCTTTTACCATAATGCAACAATATCACTTGCAGTTGTACCAGTATTAAAAACCTGTAAAACATTAATTGGTAGAAACTGTCCTGCATAACATCCTACAAATGTTAAAACATCTCCACCTACTGTTTTTAATTTTACTGCTCCTGCTGAACCTATATATAAAGAGCATCCGTTATTAGTTCCTGTTGCTCCATTTACAGATGGTATATCAGCAGTGTCACTTGGTGTTACCGCTGCCGCTCTATTTGCTTGTAATTTTTGATAAGCCATTTTTTATTTATTATAAGGGAATATTCTGTTTAAACTATCTTTTCTTTTTGAGCAACCGCAATCTCTTCCTGTTACTTTGCTTACTGTGTCAACAACTGCTTTTATTCCTGTTGCTGTAGTTACTTTCTCTATTGTATCTCCTAATCCTTTTGATTTCATTTTATTTATTTTTTACAAGTACATAGTTTATGAGGGCATAAAGCAACCTTAAACATTAGTTTGCCTATTAACCAATTCCACCCACATTGAAACTTACACCAGAGGCCTTGCATCCAGAGACCTAGCTTTACTAATAGTCTACCCATTTATTTTTTTATTAAACCGCTTAAATGTTTTTTCACATAGTGAACACATTCTTTGTGGTGATGTCTGTAAGACATTCCACTATCTGCTCCATAAGAATGTCCGTAATCTTTTTTAGACATTGCTTTTGACTCATCTCTACGATCTTTTAAAGATTGAGATTTTTTTCCGTTTCTTGCACCGATTGATTCATCTAATCGAGCATTATATCCTTGTGCCATAATTATTGATTTTTATATTTTACAAATATACTAATATTTTCCTTGTCTACTTTTGGGAGAAGATTTAGTTGAGCCTCCTTTTCCTGCCCATAAATTTTTACATGCCCAATATCTAGCTGTTAATTTAGATTTAGCAGTTCCACATTTATGTCTAGCTTTAAAACTTTTACGTGCAGCTGCAGAATAATTATGACCATATCCTTTAGCTCCAAAGTGAATAAGCTTTTCCTTACCGCCTTCACAGGCTTTTACCATTTTCTTTTTACCTGCTCTATCAGAACTTTTAGGCTTATTGCAAGCCATCTTACTTTTATCTGCCATTACTTAGTATATTTTTTAGTTACTTTTGCCGCCTTCGTATTTGAAACAAATTGTTTCTTTCCACCTGATGCTTTCTTTTTTCTAGCGGTTTTAGCTCGTTGTCTTTTACTTAATGCTTTAGCCTTTGCTAAAGGAAGACACCTATCAGGATTTTTTTTGTTTTTGCTAGTACCGCATGCACCTTTTATAGATCCATCCGTTCCTATACGAACCCACTTTTCATTCCTCCATTTAGCTAACTCACCCATTATTTTTTCTTTTTGTACATTACTTTAGTCTTTACTTTTGACTTTGCTTTTATTTTTTTACCGTATTTTGCCATAACTTTTGTTTTTATTTTTTATTTTTACCCTTTCCATAGTTGGGGTCTTTACAATATTTACTAGCAGCCATGTTTGCGTATGCAGATGGATACTTATCAAATGTTCTCTTTGCCCATGCTATTCCTGCTGGACAAATCTTATTTCCTTTTGTTCTACCTTTTTTTGCCATATTTATTTATCCTAAACTGTTAACTGTTATTTCAACTCTTGGGTTTTGAAACGAACCAGGTAATGATCCAACTTGTAAATCTATTGTGTCATTAACTGCATAACCACTTCCTCCATTAGTAATTGATGAAATAGCAGTGGGTGTTTTGTCAACAAATGTTATATTAAAAGTTGCACCTGTTCCACTTCCTGATGTTGAAAATTGAGTACAAGCAAAAGTTCCGTTCTGTGTACGAACTTGCCCAGCCGTAATACTGCCTGAAGCAACTCCTGAAGCTACAGGAAAAACCTGAGTACTTCCCAGGTATGCTTTGGTTACTGCAGTTGAACCTAGTTTTAAAGCACTTATACTTCCGCTTCCTAATGAAATAGCCATTTTAAGTTATTATATATAAAGTGGTTGCTACTGGTGTTCCAGCATCATATTCCGCTTGTGTTAAACTAACTATATTTATAACTGAGTCAGAACCACTTGGTTCGCCTGTGGTTACAGAAGTTACTGCATCAAACGACGCAGCGTTAACAGGAATCCATCTTACTCCGTTGCCTGTTCCTTTTGACATTAAAAACGAATTAATAGCTCCAGCCGAATCAGTGTTGTCTAAAATATCACCACCTTCTGTTAAAATATCATTACCGTTCATAGACAAATCCCCACTTAAGCTAGTGCTGTTAAGAACACTTAGTTCACCATCCATTTGCGTATTGCCATTAACTCTAAGCTCATCATAAAGTCTTACAAAACCATCTACAGCTAAATCTATGCCAGCTACAGAAGCCATACCTATACCTACATTACCTGCAGTATATGTTATACCGTTAGTGTCAGTAGTCCAAGGGCTACTTCCTCCACTTGGTGCATCTATCCAATCAGTTCCATTAGATGTAGAACTCAATATCTGACCAGATGTACCGCTTTGATTACTGCTATCGTAAAAAGCTCCGCTTAATTCAAAATCATCAGAAACTTTTAATACAGTATTAACTAAAATGTCCCCACCTGATTCTACTTCAAATGATGATGAGGCAAGGCTATCTCCTACTTTAAAACCTCCTACTATGTTTACTCCATCGTAATATTGTATTGCCATTTAATTATCCTATTTTTTGTATTAGAACTCTTACATTATTAGCAGGTGTAGTTCCAAATGTTACTGTAACTGTATTATTAGAAGCTCTATCTACTCTAGCATAAACAGTTAAATCTGTTACCGTATCATACAACTGCACTATTACATCTTTAGTTCCTAAGTCATGAGTTACCGTAGCGGTTGCTGATATAGTGTCTGCAAAAGTATTAGCTGAATTAACCTTTGTGTTTAACGTTCCTACAGATACTTTATGATTTTTAACTCCATCTGTGTCATAAATTATTAAGGAGTCCCCTTCTGCAATAGTAGTTAACGCTGTTAAACCAACTACGTCTAATCCTATAGTAGCAGTACCTGCAGAATAAGATACATTTAAACCATCTAATGTGTTAGACACTGAAGCATTTACATTACCTATACCTACTTGAGTTAAACTCGCTAGGTCAACATTTTTATTTACCTCTGTCCAATCGCCATCATCTACTGGAGTATCTTGATTAGAAATAATTAAATCTCCAATTTCTAATGGAACAGTCCAAAATCCTGAAGCATTACCTCCAGTGGTTACTACATAAGTCCATCCTTTTTTTACACCTGTTGATGGCGGTGTAGTTGTAGCATCGTAACCTCCTTGGAATATCAAAGCTCCTGAGCCTGCCAATGTTGTATCTACATAGTTTTTAGAAGCTGCATCAGTCCCTGCACTCGGTGTTGTTGGAATAGTTACTTGACCTGTGAATGCATTTTGTCCATTGCCACTTACAGTAAGTTGACCTGCTAAAGTAACACTAGGGTTTAAGCTTACTGTTACGGTATCAGTTGCTCCAACTACTGTTGATATATTTGTTCCGCCTGCTATATCTAAAGTATCGCCACTAACGATTGTTTGGTTAGTTCCTGAATCACCTGTAAGAGTAAAGCTTTCTATGTACCTTCCATCTAAATCTACAGTTAAATCAGCTAACGCTCCTGTTCTTCCTAGTGTCAACACACCATTATTTGTACTAAAAGCTACGGAATCCACATAGTTATCTACATCAGTTGGTGCTGCAGGAAGTGTGAAAGTAGTTAACTCATGACCTATTACATGCCCTGTTGAATTTGAAGTTACATCTGTATAAGCTTGGAATGTTCCTCCAAATGTTAAAGTAGATGCAGCTGTAGTCTGTGAATCACTAAAAGAATCATGCGTTACAGATATAGTAGTAGCTGTTGCCTGATTGGCAGTAAATGTTCCTGTCCCTCCTAAAGCTCCTGTTCCCTGAACCGTTAAAGTTCCGTTTCCAACATCTCCAGTTAATGCATATCTGCCGTCTAAATCTACAGTAACATTACTTTGATTTTGAACAGTAGCAGTCAATACTCCATCGATAGTATTAAAACTTAATCCTGTTAAAAAATCATTAGCTGCAGAACCTCCACCTATGTTAGCCCAAGCTGAACCATCATAAAACTTTAGTTTATTACTTACTGTATTATAGTATATCTGTCCTGAAACACCTGTTCCTGGGTCAGAACCTAAATTTTCAATTCGAGCTTGCTCTAATTGATTAGTTGCTAAATTAATTGGGTCGTAAAATACTGGCATGATTTCTTAGTTTAAAAATGCTTTTCCTGCAAATCCTGTAGAAAAAGTCAATGTTATATTATTATTATCTATATAATTTACATCAGTAAACACTTGAGTGCCTGCAGTATCTACTACAGAAACTGATGGAAATTTATTTAATGTATGCGTAATGCTCCATGTTGCTGATGGAGTAATCTGTTCAAATATAAATGTCTTATCACCTACGTCTCCACCTTTTACAAAATTAGAAATATTATAAAATTCATCTAACTCTAATACTCCATTACCTCCAATATAAGTAAGTATTAAATCATAAAAAGAACTATGAGTAGGATTTACATTATAACTATCTACTTTATAATGTCCAAACTGAGAAATATCAGATTGTTTAATTATTATAATTTCTGATCCTACTAAATAAGACATAAATGGAACGGTATTTTGTTGTGATAAATCCTCTATAGAAATAACAAAATTAGTTACTGTACTAAAAGGTTTGTCTTCAGTTCCTCCTGCTGCAGGAGAAATAGCACCTGTTCCATATAATGGCTGCTCAATATACTTAAATTTTAAAACATCTGATGAAGCTATATAACTTCTTAAAGATTCAACAGTATAATTTTTAGTAGGTTTCCCTGTTATAACATCAGTACCTATAAGTAAATCATCACCTGTTACATTAAAATCTATTGGATATGTTTGTATTCTAGCCATTTATTTTTTTGCTGTTATTATTGCAATAATTACCATTCCTAATAATGTAGCTGCTAACATTATTTTATGCTTAAACGAGTCCTCCATCACTTATTGTCCAACCTTTAGTATTTACTAAATAATTTTTACGTTGTTGACCTCCTATTGTATATTTAATAGTTCCCATATCTAAAGTAACATTTGACAACCCTCCTTGCTCACATCTTGAAAGTAAAATGTCATAATTAGTAGCACTGTAATTGTTAAATGTTTTATTAAGCATAAAATCCTCCATTGTTAATGAATTAGTCGAAACAATATCCCAATTTGTTAAGGGCTTATCAAAATCATCAGCATTTTGAAACATTCCTTTGAAATTATGTACTTTGCTCACATCCCAATTACTAATATCTTGGTTAAAATCTTGAGCAAAATAAAACATTTGGTCCATTTGTGTCACATTACTCACATCCCAATTACCTATTGGTTGATTAAATAAATCAGCACCCTGAAACATAGAAGTCATCCTTATTGCAGAACTTGTATCAAATACACTAACCGTACCATTAAAAACTTTAGCATTACTAAACATACGAAACCAATACTTTACATTAGATGTATCCCAAGTTGTAAAATCTTGGTCGAAAGAATCACAACTTGCAAACATATTAGTCATATTTTCTACATTACTCACATCCCAACCCATCATAGAATTATTATTTAAAGATGTACAACCATTAAACATAAAGTTCATAGCAGTTAATGTACTTGTATCCATTCCACTAACATCACTATTAAAAGAAATACATCCATTAAACAATCCATAAGCATTATTAGTTGCTGAAGTAAGATCAAAATTTATATCGCTATTAAAACTTTCAGCATTAGCAAACATGTATGTAAAATTTGTTATTGAAGAAGTATCCCAAGAACTCACATCTGAATTAAAAGCTTTAGCAGTTGTAAACATAAAAAATGCATTAGTTACATTGCTCATATCCCAATTAGATAAGTCTGCAGTAAATTGTGTGCAGCTTTGAAACATAAATGAAGTGTTAGTCAAATTACTAATATCCCAAAACTCTATATTTTGAATGGTAGTTAATTTATTACAACTCTTAAATGAAAGATTAGCACTAGGAGATAAGTTTATTAAATCCCTACAAACAGGACCTCCAATAAAACTATTACAATTAGTAAAATTACAGGTTTCAAAACTATACGTCCCCCAACCTAATACTTCAATTATTTTTGATTTAGAAGTATTTACTGCCTGAAAGTTCCATTTTGAACATTCTCCATCAATTATTACGTTGTAATCTGCACCAGTCGCGTAAGTATGAGTTCTGTTAGCATAAGTATTTGCTACAACAGTTCCATCTCCCCAATCAATAGTTCCAGAGTAAGTACCACTGCTTTCATAAGGTAAAGTAATTGATTGGTTGTTAGCACTTGTTCTCCATTTAGTTTCAAAACTAGAAGCTCCTGAAGTATTATACCAAAATGTATTTAAAAAATTCATATTTTATTTTATTTTAGAAACATGGACAATTATTATATACCATACTTGCTTTTAGTCCTGTTCCTGCAGAAGTAGCAGCTCCTACCTGTGTTATTCCTACTTTCATCTCATCTCCAACAGCAAAATCTACATAACCTCCAGATATAAATTGAGATGATGCTGATACATTTGTTGTATTTGTACCTGCATCTATCGTAGGATAATTAGTTCCTGCAAAAATACTAGTTCCATTTTTTGAAACTTCTAAAATAATGTCTGCACCTATTGGAGCTTGAGTAACGGAAAATCTAATTTCTGATACACAATTAAAAGCTCTAGTAAAAACAATAGTAAATTTTTTGTTACCTGCGGTCAAATTAGTTTCTTCATCGCTACAAGCAAAATCAAAATAATCAGGAGTAAATTCTAATGCACTACCTGCAGAGTTTACCTTAACATTCTTTCCTCTACCAAATGTATTGTCTGGTTGACATATATAATTATTTGGAGTGTCTGTTAACTCTATAAACTCAGTAACTCCTGTTGGTGGAGCTGTAGTAACAGAACCGTCAGCCATTAAATACTCTAGTGCTGTACCACCTGTTTTTACAAAACTATTAAAAGACGCAATACCTGAATTAGCTGTAACATCTCCTGCCGATATACTAATACTACCAAGACTCATTTCTATATCACCAGCAGTAGTTATTCCAGTGGTAACATCAAGAGCACCTGTTATTCGAATCTCTGTGTTATTAGGTTGTTGAGTAATTATACTATCAACTATACCTGTTCCTGTGGCATTCCACATGGTAATAGTATTAGCAGTTCCTGTACCAAATCCAGCGAACAAATTACTAGTACTTATTTGTACATTTTCTAAGTCAGTATATCCGACTAGAAAATTTACGTCAGTTATTACTGTTTTGGTTTCGAATTGTGAAAATTTTAAATTTGCCATTTTTTTATTTATTAGTTTTCAGGTAGCATTCTTGCATTAGCTCCTCCTGTTTCTTGTATACAAAATTCATCAATCTCTGTAATGATGAAATCGGTTATAATAATTGGTTGTCTTTCTTCTAAAAACGGTATTCCGTTTGCTATTCCTATTCCTAGTGCCATAATTTATTTGCCTCCTGTGTTACCTTTATTTTTTCTTCCTTTACCTTTTTTACCTCTAGCTCTTCTATCTCCTGGAGTATTTGTTTTACTTCCTCTATTTTTAGATGCTTTTTCTAATACTACCCTACCTTTTCTGTGAGAAACATCAAGTCCATCATAGTTTCCGTAAGTTCCAAAACGCCTATTAGCTTTGTTATCAGCTACTCTTTGTTTTATTGATTTTTTCTTTTTATTATACTTGGCTTGATAAGCTCGATGTTTCTTTCGTGCTTTAGGATTGTCCCTATAAAACTTAGCAGTTCTGCTTAATGCCATAATAAAAGATTATATTTGCAAAGATACAAATTTAATTAAATGAAAATTTTAAGAAAAGTAAAGAGAATTTACGAAAGATATGAGCCTAAAAATGATTATCTAAAATATTGGAAAGTAGTAAAACAATGGGCTAAAGCTAAGTACGATCTAGGTACTGCTGACATTGAAATGATGCTATTCTTATATAGCGAAGGGTTGTTTACTCAAAAACAATTTGAAGAATATAATGAAATTATGTCTTGGGATAGAAACAGATTCCACAATCTAAAAAAAGAAAAATGGATTATTGTCTGGAGAAAACGAAAAGGAAAAGAAGCTACTTTATATGAGCTTGGATTTAAAGGTAAGCGCGTATGCGCTTCAATTTATAAAAAACTAAACATGGAAGAAACCGTCTCCGAAGATAGAAGACGGAATCCTATGTTTGATACCAATGCTGATTATTCTCACAAAGTATATCGTAAGATAATAAAGAAAATGAATAAAGAAATTAAAAAGAAACTATAGTACCACTACAATATCTCTTTCAGATATAATTGTAACCACCTCTTCTTCTAACATCATTTTATGACCTGCGTTTTTATCGTAATAAATAGCGTCACCTTTTGATACAACGGACACATCAGTGCCTGGAATAACTATTAATCCTTTTTTGTATCTTTGCAAGTTTGTATCATCTGAAGTCAATAATATTCCTGACTGTGTTTTTTGTTGTTCTTTAATTTCTGTAATTACAATGTATTTTCCTACTGCTTTCATATTATTTTCTTTTCATTGTTACTATTGCATTAGTACTTAGTATTGTTGTCGCTACACTTACTGCATTTTTTAGTGCATTCTTTGTAACTTTTGCAGGATCTATAACTCCCATCTTATACATATCTCCAAATACTTTGTTTTTTACATCATATCCGTAATTATATGGAACTTTAGAGCAACTACACGTTTTATCTCTTACATTTGCTATATCTTCACCTGCATTTACTAATATTTGCTCAAATGGAGCTAATAATCCTAAATATAACACGTCATTAGCGTGTCCATCCCTTAAATTCTCTGCACATCTTACCAGAGCCAAGCCTCCGCCTGGTAAAATCCCCTCTTCAATAGCCGATCTTACTGCACAAACAGCATCTTCTACCCTATCATACTTCTCTTTTTGCTCTACATCCGAGTTTCCTCCTACATATATTACACCTACAGCACCTGATAACAGGGCAATACGCTCAGTAATAAAGTCCCTTTCCTTCTTATCCTTGTTATTATCCTTCTGAACCTTCAATTCATCTATTCTAATCTTAGCATCCTTACTACTTTCCTCATCATTTATAATAACAGTACTATCTTTTCCTACTATAATCTTATCTGCATGACCTAAATCACTCATTGTCAACATACCTATGTTATCTCCCTGTGATTCACTGAAATATTTCGCACCTATTGCCAGAGCAATATCACTCATAAGCTCATTAGTCTTGTATCCAAACGATGGTGGTATAATATTACAAAGCTTTAAATTATTCTGAACTACATTGGCAGCTAATGTATTAGTTACATTCTGTGCGCAGTTACCGATAATCAGTAATTTCTTATTCTGATTAATAATTGGTTTTAATATATTTTCAATCTGAAGAATATTAGTAATCTCCATATCAGTCATCAGGACATAAACATCATCTAATATACATTCATCGTTTCTGTGATTATTGATAAATAACTTAGAACTGTATCCTCTGTCAATCTTAATTCCTTTTGTTACCTCATAATAAGTCTCGTCAGTTTTACTGTTCTCTACAGTAAGAACCCCATCTCTACCCAATTCCTTGTAAGCACTAGCAATCATTTTACCCAAAACAGAATCGTTGTTAGCAGATATCGTAGCTACATCACGCAAAGTTTTCCCAGTTACCTTTTTAGAAGACTTACCTAATGACTTTATTAATTCATCAGTAATACTATTTATGTCTCGTATTAATTCAGTGGTATTGATATCAGGATTTTTTTCTATAACACGCATACCCTCCTTTACAATAGCCTCCGTTAAAACAATCGCAGTAGTAGTGCCGTCACCTGCAGAAGTAGCAGTCCTCTCAGCAGCCTCCTTCATCATACGTATAGCTAAATTCTCTACCGCATCTTCTAAATCTATAGACTTAGCAACCGTAACTCCATCTTTAGTTACCGTTATTCCATGTGTATGATTCTGTGATTCGATTAGTACAGTCTTACCTAGTGGGCCTAATGTACTTTTAACGGCTTTTGAAATTGTAGTTATACCGTTTAATAATTTGTCTCTCCCTTCTTGGTCGAAGGATAATTCTTTTGGATTCATATTTAAGTTTAATTAGATTTAAGGCAAAGATACAAAAATAATGCCAATGACAAAATGTCGATTTTATTTCTATATATATATATATATATAATTACTACTATATCTTTTTTTATTTTCTATATAATTAGAATAAAAACCGACATAATCGACATAAATAAAGTAAAGTATAATAAAATCAATAGTTTAGGTAAAAAAAAATCGACATAAAACCGACATACCCTCGACATAAACCGACATAAAAAAGGGGCAAACATAAGTTTAACCCCTCTTTCTGAGAAACACAATCTAATTATTGGGAAGAAAGTTATTTATAAATACTAAAAAAATTCTTTTTAGCTTCAGCCAATTCAATTCCTTCTGCTATCATACTAATCTGCTTAGCACGATCTTTAGCTTTTTTAAAGCTAGCTAATTTTTTAATTCCTGTCGAGTAATAATCAAATCCTCCAGCAAGCTCATGCTTGTTTCGTTCTTGTAAATACTCTTTCATAATAGGTCTTTTGCTCATCATATTATTTCCATTTAAAATGTATACTTATTATAACTAAATAAATTATAACCTCATTGAAATCATAATTCTCCTCAATGCCAAACCAACTCCAACCAATCGCAAATCCTATAGGTATTCGATTATGTATTTCTATCTCTAGCATTTAGAAAACAAAGATACAAAATTAATATTACTTATATAGAGGCTCTGGGTAATAATATAATATACGCACTGATCATCATATAGGAAGTCGTTTTGTTTTTGATAGGGGGGGTGTGTTTTATTTTCATTTTTTTACCTGTAATTTTTTTAGCTTTTTACCTTGCACCCTTGCACCTTGCACCCTTACACCCTTAACACCTTGCACCCTTACACCCTTATATTTTTGTTTTACGTAAACATAAATAAGAGGTAATAACCACCTTAATTTTATCAAATACTTAACTTTTTTAATACTAAAAAGATATATTTATTTATCGTTTTTTATTCAATTTTTACAATAGACAAAAATAATTTTAAATTTTTTTTTGCAAAATCCAGTATTCAATAATTTTACATAACTTATTGAAAATCAACATTTTAACTATTCAATTTTAAAACCTCGTTTAAAAGATCAATGATTTTATTTATTTATTTTTTATAATTTATTTGTTTTATATAATTATTTGTTTGTATATTTGCAATGGGATAACCCAAACATTAATTTAAATAAATATAAAATGAAAAATTCAGTTAAAACAAATTCAGTGAAAAAAGTTGTAACAAGCAAAAAAGTTGCTATTAAAAAAGTAGCTAAAAAAAGTAAGTCCGTAATTTTAAAAAGCGCATTGAATAACCAATGGAAAGAAGAGACGTTTTCAATGAGTGGTTTAGTACGCTATGCAAAGGGCAAAGGCGAAAGTGGTTTAAACGAATATATAAACCATTATAATACGAACAAAGGTACAAATGTCACTTTTGGCAAAGTAACTAATATTCGAAACATAGTAAGTCTTGCGAGTGAAAGGGAATTATTTAAGAATGCGAATACCGATAAAAGCAAAGGCGCAAAGTTTATAAAGGGTGAACCTAAAATAAAATTTAGCTATTGGTTATTGTTGCAAACAGTTGGTAGACTTGCAAAAGTTGAAAGCGCAAAATAATTGCGTAAACCTAAGCACGTTTTAAAACTGCTTTCCTTTGCTTATTGAAATACCTTGACGTTGGTGCAAAGGCTTTAAACTAAAATTTCAATACCTATAATGGCGACCGTATGGCGCAACGGATAAAAATTAATTTGTAGCAATGTCTCATTTTAATTCCAATAGGTTTTGTTCCTTGACATTTTGAAATATTGAAACCCCTTCAAAGGTATAACGTGCTGTATTATATTACAGCCGATCCACTGCGTACGCAAATTGCTACGACATCAGAAGCGAACGAACAAACATAGTATAATTGTAGGGCAAAGATAAACACGTATTATCTTATAATATTTCAATTCTAAACCACTTAAAATAAAAACTCAATAGGCGAGGTGCGTACTGACAATACGTTTGCTCCTTGACAAGTTGGTACTATTATTTTATATAATACCAATAGTGGGCTTATTAGCGTAGAGATTTCGGTCTTAAGGGACAAGCTACGCACATTTGCGAACAAATATACGAGGGAATTTGCACATTTTTAAATCCTGTTTTATATCGTATAGTTTGCAGATGTATGCTAAAAAAGAAAATGTATCTAACGAGAAAGCAGAAAATGGGAAGAAACAAATGCACAAGGTTAGAAAGTCTATGGGTATGGTTTGACTATCTGAGAATGACTGAAAAGATAAAAACCAGAAGAGAGGAGAGAGGGTTCGAATCCCTCCTCCTTTACGAATTATTAATCAAATTAAATTAAAGCTTATGGAAGCAACAGACAAATTAAATTGGAATTCAGAATTCGGAATTGCACTAAAGAGAACAGCAACTTACAAATCAACGGCTGAACTACAAGCACATTACGACAGAATAAGAAAAAAATCAAATAAAAACAAATAAACAAAAGATGTCAATAACACAATTTACAGACTACACTATCACAGGAATGATAGTGTTATTACTATTATTTTGTATAGTAACAATAGTAAAAGAATTTATTAAAAAGTAAACAAATGGGAAAACGTAAAAGAATACGCATAAAAGTGGGAGAGCTTGGTGCGTTAATCTCTGCAAGAGAAAAGAGAAAAGAGAAAATGTTTGGAGAAGTTATCACAGACATAATGCACGAGATCCAATGCACCTGGACTGAAGCAAAAGAAATCTACAAGAGAAGAAGATTAGAGAACGCAATAAAGCGAGAGATGAACGAATTAAATTGTTTACAAGAGCTTTAGGGAGTGGTGTTCACACTCATAATTTTCATAAGAATATTATTAATTTAAACCCATAAGATATGGAACGCAAACACGTAGTAGTAAACGGATTACATTGTATAACAGAGAACGGAAAGGTTCACGTATACACAGAGCAAGAGTACAAAGACAGAGAGGACCAGTGTACTTGGTGGACTCGAACAAAGAGAGTATTAACCGACTTAGGTGCAGGAGCATCTTGGGCAATTAAAAACTAGAAAATGGCAAGATTTATATTAGATGTTATGATACCGGTGCAGCATGGAATACAAAATACAGATGACATCAGAAAGGTACTTGATGTAATCGAAAGAGATGACTTTCTTTCACGCAATGTCACATCAATAAGATGTATTGACGAAACAAATGAAAATCAGTTTTTTGACCACGATACTTTTTTTACGGAAAACTTAGGTCAAGTAACTACGTCACCAATGATGAACGTATTGAGCAAAAAACAATTAGAAACCGACAGAGAGATTCTGTCAAAATATTAAAAACTAATTATGAAACACAGATTTTTATTAGAAGCAACTATAAACGACAGTAAGTTCGGACACATAGAAGAGGGAGACACAGTGTTTGTTATTAAAGTGAAGGGAGCATTGTTTACCTCACAAGACACAGATTCAGGAGAACGTAAAAATATAAGACTTAAAGAACCTAAGTATTACCTATGCAAGTCTATCAGCAAAGAGGGGATAGTGTTAGATTGGAGTGAGTACATCTACGTAATAGACAAAGAACACCTAAACTTTAAATAAATAAATAATTATGGGAGCAAATAATTTAATTATTAATGACAATATAATTATAGCAGAATTTATGGGAGTGTATTCAAAAGAAAATGGATATGATTACATTAAAACAGGTAACAAAGGAGTGTGCTACCACACCTCTTGGGACTGGCTGATGCCTGTGGTTGAGAAAATAGATGAAGTATCAGATGAGAACACTTTATTTAAAATAGAATATAATCGTGCCTTTGTAGAAGATATAGAGAACTATTATATTTTTATTGATGTGACAGCAAGCTCAAGACTTGAAGCTACCTACAAAGCAGTAGTAGAATTTATTAAAAAACATAACAATTAAATTATGAGAACAAAAGACGAAACACATTCAGCAGAGTTTGACAAGCTATTAAAAGGAAAGAAGATAGACTCTTGTAGGTATATGACAAGAGAAGAAGCCGATCAGTTTGGTTGGTACAAAAGACCACTCATTATTATGTTTACTGATGAGAGTTACATAATATTACAGAGTGACGACGAAGGTAACGATGGAGGCGCAGCCTTGTACGAAGACATTCCTGGTAAGGATAACTATAATATAATTTATACTATTTAAAAAATGGAAACACAATTAAAAGAAATGGTATGGTCTAAGGTAATGGATAGACACATACCAAGTGACGAAGCTTATCGTGTATATGATATAGACGATGTTGATGGCGACGTGGTAACGATAGAGTTCAGAGATGAGAACTATGAGCATACAGTAGATGATGATAGATATCACCCTAAAGATGATGTTTATTATTGTACTGTTTCACAACAGTTTTATTCAACTGATGATGACTTTTCAGAAAGTTATTGTGGTGATTACGGACACGAAGAAAATTTCTGTGAGTCCGATTACTATTGGATTGAAAGAGGAAGAGCATCAGACCATTGGTTACATTGTGACCATACAACATACTGTATTGACATAGATAGCTATGTTCAAGAAGATGATGCGAATTACTGCGATGCAGATGATCAATATTATTATGACACCGACAACATGCCAGGTTCAGAATATGAACGTAATGAAATTGGAAACTATCATACGTGTAAAGACTATGTAGAAAACCTTAACAGTCCATATCATTGCCACAGTACGCAGTTTAACATTGGCTTTGAGGTAGAGAAAAACGTATTCCATACAGAAAATGGAGATGCTGCTGACGAAGGTGACCAAGTAGGTTGGTATGATTTGTTTGCAGGATTCGAGACCGATAGTTCTTGTGGTGTTGAGGCAGTGACTCACATACTACCTTTAGGCTCTCCTAGAAGTAAGGCACGACTTAAGGTATTCGATATGATGGACGAGGCATCGAAGGTAATTAACAGCCCTAAAGATATTACTTGTGGTGGTCACATTACTGTATCTGTAAATGGTATGACAGATGGCTATGAGTTGGTAGACAAAATGAGGGAGAAGTTAGCCATACTGTATGCACTATACCGATACCGATTGAAACGTAGCTATTGCTGTAGTAACAAGGGCATAAAGAAAGATAACAATGTCAAGTATGCACCTGTTCACGTCAAGGGTTGTAAGGTTGAGCTTAGGATACCATCGGCAGTGGCCAATGTAAAACAATTAAAGTTACGTTATGATTTGATGTACAAGATTATGCACCACTCATTTGAACGCAGGGTACATTTCGAAGTATTTCTTTCAAACATACGTCACATTATCAAGAAGATGTACAATGGTAATGACCAAAAAGTAGATGCTATATTTGAATTAGCACATCACTTTAGAAGGTACTTAATTGTAGAAGAGACATCATCAAATATAAATGAATTTATTAACCACACTAACGAAGAATAACAATGTGTATAATTATTATTAAAGACAACAAGAAACAAATTAAGACTGAGACACTAATTGCATCATCAGTCAAGAACCCAGATGGACTAGGCGTATTGTGGCTAGACAAGTGGAACGTGACCTATCACGATAGCACAGACTATATGATACTCAAAACTAACCGACCATACATTGCACACTTTAGGTATGCTACGATCGGTGAGGTCAGCAAGGCTAACTGTCACCCATTCGACATCAACAAGGACAACATACTGTTTCAAAATGGTACAGTATACGGACTAGGTAACAAGAAAAAGACAGACACTCAGCACTTAGCCGAGATACTTTCAGACGTACCACCCAATAGATGGAGAGAAGTGTTGGAGATGAATGACTCAAGGTTTGTTACTGCCAACCTAAAGACTAAGAAGTATACACTATACAACAAGTCTGATTGGACTAAAGTAAATGACATTTGGTATAGTAAAACAAATGTACTTGACAAGGTATTGATTGGTGTGTATGGCACACTCAAGAGGTATGGTAGTAATTACGACTACCACCTAGCAGACTCTATATATGTAGGCAAGGCAAACACTGTAGAGAAATACCCTATGTTGATACAAGGTATACCTTATGTACTTGACAAACCAGGTGTAGGACACCACATAGATATTGAACTATTCTTAGTGGACAGGAAGACGTGCCTACCAAGTATTGACAGGCTAGAGGGACACCCTACTTGGTATGAGAGACGACAGGCAGAGGTTATATTAGAAGATATGTGTACTGTACTTACTCCTTATATATACTTCAATGATACTGTAAAAGATGAGGGAGAGCATCACAAGACATTTACTCAAGAGGTGTATGGATTTTATGACAATCCTTTGTTGGGTGGCAGTGAATATTACGAGTGCCAATGTGCCAACCCTGAGCCTGTATTAGATTACAACGACCATTACTGTGATATATGTTACGGTAATATTATAGACGATGAACATATTATTAATCAATTTAATTTTTAAACTATGGCAGACACAAGTACAACAATTTTAAAGATTTCTTTCAACCTATATGGTAAGGAAGGAACTGAACTTACTCAAGAGGAGAGAGACAAAGTAATGGAAATATATTACGACTTTTATTAACTTAATAAATTATAAACTATGAGTATATCTAAAAAAGGATTTTACGAATTAAAGACAGATACCTATACACTACTAGTAGAGTATATGTATTACTACACAAGTGGGACTTACGAAGACCCCCCTGTAGAGGATATGGAGATTCAGTTAGTGGAGCTAAATGGAATTGACATTACAGATTTCTTTTGGGATTTTGTATATGAGGACAAAGTGTATGAACAAGTATGGGAGTATGCACAAGAAAATAAGTTTAACTAATATAAATAAATAGAAATTATGGGAAGATATTATGATGGAGACATAAGCGGCAAGTTTATGTTTGCAGTACAATCAAGTGACGCAGCAGATAGATTTGGATCCGCTGGTTACAACAATTATTTAGACTATTACTTTGATGAAGACCACCTGCCTACAATAAAAGAGCAGTTGGATTTACTAAAGAAAGACTGGGAGGTAGTCAATGAGTTCTTTAAAGACAGAGATACTTGGAGTACACAAGAACAAAAAGACGCAGGTATCACAAGTGAACAGATGAGCAACTATGCTGACTATTGTTTAGGCAAGAAAATACTAGACCATGTAAAAGAAAACGGAGAATGTCAATTTTCAGCAGAGCTTTAGGTGATGGTGTTCACACTCATCATTTTAAAAAAATGAAGTGAGTCTTTTTTTGAATCCTTAGTTGTCGCTAATGTAGGCCGTTGTAATGCTTAACAGTTAAAGTGTGACTCACACCTTTTTAATTGGGTTTAACATGCACAAATTACAACAAGACTGACAGGACGGAAAGACGCCCCTCTTTTGAGGTAACTTATAATAAATAAAAATGGTAAAACTAAATTTAAGTGAAGAAAGTACAGGACACTTAGTGGATATGTACGAAGCTAGGATTGAAGCCTTGCAAAAAAACATTAAGAAACTAAAGCTAATAATTGATGACAGCATACATCAAGAGAGGCTAGATAACTGTAGTGCAAACGCATCAGAAGAATTCATAGAATCATTAATCAATAAACACAATTAAATTATGGGAGCAACAAACATTCATTACACAGCGAGTAAGAAGCAATACAAATCAGCAAGAGATGCGTATCAAGAACTAAGAGAAGATGCACAGTACGAGTACGGACACGATCCGTACAGTGGTACTATTGCCACCTGTTCATTAGAGGGTAAGATATCCGAGCCTAAAGATGACGATGCTTATGACGAAGCATTAGACAGAGTAGACAAGAGAGAGTGCGTGTATTATGAGACAGATACGCACTATGTATTCATTGGATGGGCCGCATGTTAAATATAAATAAATAAATAAATGGAAAACACAATCAATTTTAATTTAGACGAAATGGGCAGTTCAGATATTGCCTCAATGCACAAAGTAATTGACGCATACGAAAACATTCCTTCAAGTGACAAATACATAATGTATGGAGGGACAGGCTTCAATACTAGTTCAGGCTATGTTTATATAGCTTTAGAAAACGGAGTTTCAATTTGTTCTTGTTTTAACCAGTCAGTTGATTATCTTGTGACTGATTACGATACAGGTGACGAACAATTCTTTGATACATACGAAGAAGCAATCGAAGAGCTTGAAAAAATTAATCAATAAATAATAAGATGAATGTACTATCATTATTCGATGGCATGTCCTGTGGACAGATAGCCCTCAAGAATCTTGGTGTAAAAGTAGACAACTACTACGCATCAGAGATTGACAAGTATGCTATAAAAATAGCAAAGAAAAACTTCCCTGACATGATTCATGTTGGGGATGTAACCAAGCTAAGTTATTCTGATTACAGAAAGTGTTTGGTAAGAGAGAAAAGTTCTGAATATATACAGGACATACCAAAATCTAGACGAATAGATCTTATCATGGGTGGTAGCCCATGTCAAGGATTTAGTAAAGCAGGTAAAAACTTAAACTTTGAAGACCCTAGAAGCAAATTGTTTTTTGAGTTTGTGAGGTTAGTTAAAGAATGTAAGCCAAAGTATTTCTTGTTGGAGAATGTAAAGATGACAAAAGAACACAGAGATACTATATCAGAGTTCTTAGGAGTTGAGCCAATATACATAGACTCAGCACTTGTATCTGCACAAACCAGGAAGAGATACTATTGGACTAATATACCTTATATATTTGCCCCTATAGACCTAGGGGTAAAGCTAAGCGATATTATTCAAACAGAAGGAGAGCTTGAAAGTTCAGTAGTTGATGAGAGGATGGTTACTAATAAAGGTAAAGCGTATTGTCTTACAGCAAGATATGATGGAGCTGTATGGTGGAACAGTATAGAAAGAAGCCAACGAAGTATGATTAGAATAGACGATAAGGTTTGCTTTCCTGAAGCAACAAAGAAAGGTTATGCCGCTGCAGGTATTGGAGAGGGATTAGATCTTTCATTTCCTAATAGTAATACTAGAAGAGGTAGACTAATAAAAGACAAAGCTCATTGCGTTACTACAATTTCACCAAATCAAGGTATCATAAATGAGAAATATAATTGGAGAAAATTAACTCCAATTGAATGCGAGAGACTGCAAACAGTTCCTGATAACTATACCGAAGGTGTATCTAATGCACAAAGATATAAGATGTTAGGAAATGGATGGACAGTTAAAGTAATAGAACACATATTAAAACAAATAAAAGTTGCATAATAAATAAATAAATATTATATTTGCAAAACACAATCTAATTTAATTATCATGGGAAAATCAAGAGAAATGTTCAACCGAGAGCGTGAACAACAATCAGAAACTTTAAGAGAATTTTTAGACGACACATACCAGTCGTCTCAATACCACGCTAATAAACAGCGACTAATACTTAACGAAATATTTGTAACATTTTCACAAATATTCGGTGAAGAAGATAAATTTAACTTAAATAAAACTAAATCCAATGAAGAGAGGAATATTTAATCGATACGTTGATTATATCTGTTCAGAAACAGGTGTATCAAGAGACTTATTATTTAAAAAAGACAGGTCATCAAAATATTCTACAGCAAGATTTTTATTGTATGCTGTATGCTACCAAAGACCTATGACTATAGTTCAGATAGTAGATCTTATGGCTGATAATGGCTACAATATAGCTAGACAAGGTGTAGAATATGGGATAGAAAAGATACAATCTTCACCTGATTCTGATGTTAAGTCTTTTATAAAAGATGCAATTAACAATGCATAGTCTCAAAGATTTATGGGATGAAGCATCTACCAGTAGAAAATGCACTAACTTAAGTTATAAGACAGAGTTATCATATATTTATAAGGGTATTAAGATTTGTAATGTAAATAATAATATTAAAATATACAATGCAGGAATACAAAGATATGCATACAAAGAATTAACTGAAGATGAATATCAGTTTCTGTATGATAACGGTTTTATAAAAGGAGTTCACCTTACAAAAATGGGAAACTACAAGGACAAGATTTCAATCTTAAATAAAAAGATAAAGAATGAAATCAATACAAGGAATAATAAAAAGCACTATGATTCTTTAAAAATAAAAAGAGAAAATCTAATTAATAAATACACACAAATATCTAAATTAAATTAAAATGGGAAACACAAAATCAACATTTAAGGAACTTACATCAATCAATGTAAAGGACAAAGTAGAAAAGAAAGGAAGGTTTGATTACTTATCTTGGGCATACGCCTGGGCTATAGTAAAAGACAAGTACCCTGATTCAAACAGGACTGTATATGAATCAGAACACACAGGTCTTAATTACTTTAGTGATGGATCTACTGCTTATGTAAAAGTAGGTATTACTATAGGTGGTACAGAGCATATAGATTATCTGCCTATTATGGGCCACAACAACCAATCATTATCTATTGATAAGATTACTTCATTTGCAGTAAATAAAACTATACAGCGTAGTACAGTTAAAGCTATTGCTATGCATGGATTAGGGTTATCTTTATGGGCAGGTGAAGACCTTGCTGATATAAGTGAGACTGCTCCTAGAAAAGTATCTGCTTCAGTTAAAAAGACTACACTAAAAAAGACACACGATAAGTGGAATGATGTAGTTAATTTTGTAAAGGCTAACAAGAATGAAACATTTGCATCTACCATATCTAAAGTAGAGCAGAAGTTTACATTGACTGCTGCAATTAAAAAAGAACTTTCTACGTATGCAAAATAATATAATTGAACAACTCAAAGACGATAGTAATTACTATGGTAAAGTTGGTCAGCAATACTTATCTAACTCAGATATTTATAGCTTACTAAAAAACCCTAGAAATTTTAGAAAGAAAGAGAAAAGCCTAGCCCTAATAGAGGGTGGGTATTTTCATACAGCTATGTTAGAGCCACATAAGCTGAAAGAATACTCTGTAATGGATGTATCTAGTAGAGCAACCAAAGGTTTTAAAGAGTATATAAAAGACAATGACCTTCATCCTTATGATGTCTTGCTTACAAAAGAAGTAGAAAAGATCAACACTTGGGTTGATGCTATGAAGTCAAACTTTGTAATGTATACAGATATATATGCAGAAGGAAATGTATATGAGAAACCTGCTGTAACTAATATGTTTGGTGTAGATTGGAAAGGAAAAGCTGATATAATTACTCAGACAAGAGTTATAGATATAAAGACAACTGGTAATGTTGACAAGTTTAAATGGAGTGCCAATGATTATAATTATGATAGTCAAGCCTACGTTTACGAACAGTTGTTTGGTAAGCCTGTAGAGTTTTATATAATAGATAAGACAACTCTTAAGTTAAAGATAGCAAAGCCTTCTCCTGAAACAATATTAAGGGGTAGAGATAAGGTTTTAAAAGCTATTGAAGTATATAATAAATTCTTTGCAGAAGATTCAGCAGAGGACATCACACAGTACATTGAGTACGAACAGTTTTAAAGTAAAGGAGTCAGATGCGATGCTCCAACTCATCGCTCAACATTAATACTATTATTATGTCACAAGACAAAGTATTTGCAGACGGATTTCTTTTCAAGAGAAGAGAGAACGCACCAGAGTTCGTAATTGGTAACATCAGCGTAAAGGTTGAAGATGCTATTACGTTTTTAACTAACAATCAAAAGAATGGATGGGTAAACCTAAACGTGCTAAACAGCAAGGGAGGAAAGCCATACATTGAACTTGACACTTTTGTTCCTAAGAAAAAGGAAGAAGTAACTAAAGTTCAGGCTGAAAAACAAGCTGATTTACCATTTTAAAAGTTTGTGTTGCTAAGATTAGGGGTGTAAAAACCCCTTTTCTTTTACCTTATCTATGTCGAAAATGTCAATTATTTTCCTTAGATATGGCAAACTAAAATTAAATTAATTATAATTATATAAAGTATATATATACAAATAAAATCGACATGGATGAAAATCAAGTTACTATATTTAGAAATATAAAAGATACATCTACTCCATTCTTTAGAGATATACAATCAATATTAGATAGAATAAAAGATGGAACATCTAAAGAGCTTATAAAGCAAATACGTTCTGAGAAAGACAAAGAGATTAGGCAGGGTTTAAAGAAAAGCCTACCTGCTATTTGTTTCTCAGGAATGTTTAACAAGAGAGCAGATGATAGTATAACTGTACACAGTGGGTTTATATGCCTGGACTTTGATGGTTATAAAACCAAGAAAGATATGATGTCTGAAAAAGAACGACTATCAAAAGATAGATACACATATTCAGTATTTATATCTCCAAGTGGAAACGGACTTAAGGCTTTAGTTAAGATACCTAAAGAACCAAACAATCATAAGAATTACTTTATGTCATTAGAAAAGTATTTTAATTCAAGCTACTTTGATAAGACTAGTAAGAATGTATCAAGAGTATGTTATGAATCATACGATCCATTGATATATATAAATAAGAATTCTTTTTTGTGGGATAAGATAGAAGAACAAGAGTATAAGGTTGTAGATAAATATTCTTCTAGACCAACTATACCTGTTACTGATGAGAATAAGATAGTAGATATTCTTATGAAGTGGTGGACTAAGAAGTATGGGATTATTGATGGAGAAAGAAACAATAACATATACATATTGGCAGCAGCATTCAATGACTATGGAGTAAGCAAGTCATTGGCAGAATATATTATGTCTCAGTTTGAAAGCAGTGACTTTAAAATTAGTGAGATAAAGACCACTATTAATTCAGCCTACTCACAAAAACAAAACTTTGGTTCAAAGTATTATGAAGATGAAGACAAGGTAAATCAGGTTAGAATGAAACTTAAAAGAGGTGTGTCAAAAAAAGAGATTCGTCTTCAGTTATCTGAAACCCAAATTGAAGACGCTGTAATTGATTCTGTTATTACTTCCATTGAAGAAGATGAGAGCGAGAAAAGATTTTGGAATAAAAATGACAAAGGGGTTATAACAATAATACATTACTTATTTAGACAGTTCTTAGAAGACCATGGGTTTTATAAGTTCTGTCCAGAGGGTAGTAAACATTTTATATTTGTTAGAGTAACAAACAATCTTATTGACCATACTAATGAGGAGGAGATAAAAGATTTTATCTTAGGATATCTTGAGGACCTTGATGATATGTCTGTATATAATTACTTTGCTGATAAGACTAGATTCTTTAGGGAAGAGTTCTTATCATTACTAGGTACAGTAGATGTATACTTTATAGAAGATGATAAAGATAGTGCGTACTTATACTATAGAAATTGTGCAGTAAAAGTTACAAAGGACAAGAAAACAACTATTGATTATCTTGACTTGGGTGGTTATGTTTGGAAAGACCAGGTTATTGATCGTGACTTTGACTTATGTGATTCGTTTGATTGCGACTACAAAACATTTATAAATAACATATCAGGAGGAAACAAGCAAACAATATTATCAATGCGTAGTACAATTGGTTATATGCTTCATGCTTATAAGAATTTATCTTATTGTCCTGCAATAATATTAAATGATGAGGTAATATCAGAGAATCCAGAGGGTGGAACAGGTAAGGGTTTGTTTATGAATGCACTATCACAAATGAAGAAGCTCGTTACTATTGATGGTAAGTCTTTTAATTTTGAGAAAAGTTTTGCTTATCAATTAGTAAGTGCTGACACTCAGGTACTATGCTTTGATGATGTAAAGAAACATTTTGACTTTGAAAGATTGTTTAGTGTTGTAACCGAAGGGCTTACATTAGAAAAGAAAAACAAGGATGCTATAAAGATTCCTTTCAGTAAGTCACCAAAGGTAGCTATTACAACTAACTATGCTATAAAGGGTAGAGGTAATTCCTTTGAGCGTAGGAAGTGGGAACTTGAGTTCTCGCAGTTCTATACCAAAGACTTTACTCCACTTGTTGAATTTGGTAAGCTATTGTTTTCAGAATGGGATGAACAAGAGTGGTGTTCCTTTGACAACTATATGGTTGAGAATCTTATGTTCTACTTATCAAAGGGATTAATAAAAGGAGACTTCAAGAACCAAACTGTTAGACACTTATCAGCAGATACCTGTCACGAGTTTGTTGAATGGTGTGGGCTGTTTGATGATGATTACAAAAACGAAAGTATAAGGTTCAATGAAAAGATATACAAGAATGAATTGTATTTAGAATTCATAGCTGACAATCCTGACTTTGCACCTAAAGCAAAACGTACTATATCTAGAACAGAGTTTTATCGTTGGCTAAATTCGTTTGCTTTGTTTAAGACGGAAACAAAACCGAAAGACGGAAGAGACCTAAATGGTAGGTGGATAGTATTTGTAACAAATAAAAACAAAGAATATAATGATGGAGATCAATTGGTATTCTGATTTTAAATGGTGTATTGATAATGATTTTCAAGTTTATATAAAAATGCTTAACAACAGTGGCCAGTGTAATATTGCCATTCGCAAAGGAGGTATTTCTACAGATGGGAAATCATCAAAATATTGTAAAGAAAAAAACATTGTAATATATAGCAGTGTAACACTTGGTTCAGTAACCTATAAAAATCAAAAACAAGCAACAGAAAATTTACCTAAAGTATATAAATATTTAAGAGAAACGTATGGTTAAATTTAGAGATTATCAAAGCAGAATTATTGAAAAAGGATTTGAGATACTACAATCGAAACGATTTGTATATCTATCTATGGAGGTTAGAACAGGAAAGACACTAACCTCTTTAGGAATTTTAAATAAAATGATGAGTGTGAACAAAGTGTTGTTCATCACAAAGAAGAAAGCTATTAGTAGTATTGAGAAAGACTACGAGCTTTTAAATCCAGGTTACGAAATATATGTAATAAACTATGAATCCTTACACAAGGTAGACATATCTAGTTGGGATGCAATAGTATGTGATGAAGCTCATAGCATGGGTGCTTTTCCAAAGCCTAGCAAAAGAGCTAAGCAAGTAAAAGAGTTTGTTATAAAAAACAACCCCTATGTTATATTGCTATCAGGAACTCCTACTCCTGAATCATTTAGTCAAATATATCATCAAATATATTCAATACCTAGCAATCCATTTAGAGAATATACAAACTTCTATAAATTTGCTAGAGACTATGTTGTGTCTAAAACAAAACGCATTGGATCATTTATGGTAAATGACTATTCTCATGGCAGGCAGTCTATACTAGACAAGATGAATCCTTATATGATTTCTTACACCCAAAAAGAAGCAGGTTTTGAATCTTCTATAAAAGAAACAGTACTTAACGTAGATGCCCCAGAATCTGTTTTAAGGCTTTGTAAGAAGCTTACAAAAGATTTAGTAGTTGAGGGAAAGAATGATGTAATACTTGCAGATACGTCTGTTAAATTAATGCAGAAGCTACATCAAATGTATAGTGGAACAGTTAAGTTTGAAAGCGGCAACTCTATGGTTCTTGATACATTTAAAGCTCAGTATATATATGATAATTTTTGTTCAAACAAAATAGGAATCTTCTATAAATTCAAAGAAGAATTGAATGCTCTTAAAAAAGTATATGGAGATTATTTATGTACAGATTTAGATACTTTCAATGAAACAGACAAATCTATAGCTTTACAAATTGTAAGTGGGCGAGAAGGTATTAGCCTGAGGAAAGCTAAATTTTTAGTATATTACAACATTGATTTTAGTGCCACTAGTTATTGGCAGAGTCGAGATAGAATGACCACTAAAGACAGGCCAGAAAACGAAATCTTCTGGATATTTACAAACGGAGGTATAGAGTCTAAAATATATAAGGCAGTAAGCAAAAAGAAAGATTATACATTAAAGCATTTTAAAAAAGATTTATTAACTTTAAATTAAAAATAATGAAAGAACAAGAAAAAGAAACTGTTAAGTGCGAAATGTTTTATACTTATGACAATCACGTTGGTGAGGCAAGATGGTGTATAAATTGTGGGAAGCCTGAATCAGAACATTAATGACCGAACAACAAATTCAGAAAAAACGAATAGATCAGTTAGAAGCTGAAGGTTACTATGTTATTAAGTTGATTAAAACTAATAAGAATGGTATACCTGATATTATAGCTATACCACCTAACTGTGAAGTTCTTTTTTCAGAAGTAAAAAAGCCAAGAGGCAGGGTGTCTGCCTTACAAGAATATAGACTAAAAGAATTAAAAAAACATGGATGTAAAACAGAAGTATACAGAGGAATTTGAAATAGATGAAATGTTCCTTATTCAAATGAGAAACTTTACTAATGGCTCAGCTGAAAAAATAGGAGGAGTAATAGATACAATATACGGTATAGAATCAACCAAAGGTTTTATTAAAAATATGACTGGTAACGTAATGGATAATAAAGGTAATCCTGTTTTCTTTTCATTCGATTACTATAGAGAAGATGATGGACCTATAGTTCTAGTAGATGTATATCAGATAACTCTAGATGAATACTTAGACTCAATAAACTTAAACTTAAATATAAAACAATAATAAATATGTCAACAAATAATGAATTAAATGTAATTAAAAAATATGTAGATGATTGTGCAGGTTATGATATATCTACTAAATCTAGAAATACAGAACAAGTTTCTTACAGAACATTGTACTTTAAAATAGCAACTGATACAACTAATTTTTCTTTATCAAAAATAGGTCAAATGGTAAACAGAGACCATGCAACAGTGCTACATGCAAAGTCTAATTTATTTGATGAGTTAATGAGAAATAAAAGACTCTCAAGATTGTATGATATATTTAAGGTGAATGTTTTAAAAAATGAAGTTGACGATCATTATAAAAAAGAACAGCAGTATGAGGATTTAAAACAAAAATACAATGAGCTTCTTGCTTATAAAGAATCACTTAATGAAAGATTAATATCTAATGACTTGCTAACTGATATAGAAAAAGAATACCGAACGCTTTCATTATCTGAACAAGAAGACTACGATAAAAGAGCATCTTTAATTATAAAGGGTTATAAATGGAAAAAACAAAACCAAGAAGCAGAAATAATAATATGTAATGGTGGAGGTTTAGACGCAAGAGCATCATTAAGATAAAAAGTTTTTAACAATAAATTATGAAATACACTTACGAAAATATAGATAAAATTGTTGAGTTCAAAACCTGGACGATAAAACAAAAATTAGATGAACTGTTTAGAATTGACTGTGATATGTACACAAATTTAGGTAGTGAGTCTACAAAAAAAGAAAGAGATGAGGTAAAACGTATGTCTAAACAAATATACAAAGCCATCTCTAAAATAGATTCAAACATAGGAAAGCATTTAATAGTTAATATGGATGGTTAATAACTTTTAATAGATTAATTACTTTTAATTTGTATTTTTAGTAAACGCCATTCATAATGTCTATTCAAAAAAACAGTAGAAACTCAATTAACTTTATTAATTTGTTGATGAAACAAATCAACAATCTGACCGACGATATTTACGAATCGTTAATGGATGAAGACCATGAGTCTTTAAATAATACCATCAAAGAGCTTCAGTCTGTTTTGCGAGAGACGCAAAAATTAACAGAAGATGAGTTTTAGACCTAGACTAAACGAAGACGAATACGAATTAATTCAGAAACACAGAGCTTTAGAAAAAGAATGTGAGATTAGTGGAATACCAATGAAAGATGTGGATCACTATTGGCACAAAGGAAAGTACTTTTCACTTCACGTAAAAAATAAAGGAGTATCTCCTGAAGAATTAAGAGACGACATTATAAAGGCAATGAATGAGCATTCGCCTTCTTATAAAAAAATAAAGAGAAGCAAATCTGAAAAAGGTCACCTCTTAGTTATTGATCCTGCAGATATACATATAGGGAAGCTTGCTTCTAGTTTTGAAACAGGAGAAGAATATGATTCTCAGATTGCAGTAAAAAGAGTTTTAAAAGGAGTTAAAGGCATACTACAAAAGTCTAACGGATTTAATATAGACAAAATACTTTTCATTGGAGGTAACGATATCTTGCATATTGATACACCCAAAAGAACCACAACATCTGGAACACCACAAGACACGCATGGAATGTGGTATGAAAATTTTCTTACAGCTAAAAAACTCTATGTAGATTTATTAGAGTTACTCATATCAGTTGCTGATGTACACTTTGTATATAATCCCAGTAATCACGATTATATGTCTGGATTTATGTTATCTGATTCTATACAGTCTTGGTTTAGAAAATGTAAGAATATAACATTTGATTGTAGTATTGCTCACAGAAAAGGATTTATGTATGGACAAAATTTAATTGGCACTACGCATGGAGATGGAGCAAAGTTAGCTGACCTTCCACTAATAATGGCTAATGAGTTTTCAAAAGAATGGGCAGAGACAAAACATAGATATGTATATACACATCACGTTCATCACAAATCAAGTAAAGATTATCATGGGATTACAGTTGAATCTTTAAGGTCACCCAGTGGATCTGATTCCTGGCATCATCGAAAAGGATATGGAGTTGGAGGAGTAAAAGCTGTCGAAGGTTTTGTACATTCTAAAAACCATGGGCAAGTAGCTAGACTAACACATATATTTTAGTTATAAATCTTCTAATTCTTTTTCTAAAGCCTTTAGCTCTCTTTCTATATCTAACTCGTCACGACTTTTAGGTGCTTTTTTTTGTTTCATTTGTATGTTGTACTCTTTAGAGTCATAAATCTTCAATTCTTCTAAAGTAAAAGGTACAGTTGTATCATCTTCTTTAAATTCTTCTTCCAAGAATCCTTTTCTTATATCTCTATAAAAAGGTACGCCTCCAATCAGATTGGCTACTTCAATACCTGTCCTACTTGAAAATAATTTGTTTAGATTTTCTTGTCTACTTTCTTCTGTTTTATTATTTAAAGCTCTAATTGTTAGATTGGCAACTCTAAATCCTGCTTTGAAGTAAGGATTAAAAGGGCCTGTCAATTGCATCAATGTAGCTTCTTCTAAATTTCTTGAAGCATTAGATGGATTTATAGTAGCGTATACAAGAGCGTCTTCCATACCATTATACTCTTCTTTTGACCTTAACCCTATATCATATCCATACTCTTTATTTAAAGACTCTATGGCATAGTTCATCGGAATCATTGGTATGTTTCCAGATACACCTCTTGTAATTAATGATGTAACAGCTCCTACGCCTTGTCGAATACCTAATTCTTCATAATCCGTATCGTCTTCATCTCCAATACCTAGCATTCCAAACATTGCTCCGTTTAGATATCTTAATAGCATTACATACATAGACATTCTGACTCCAACTCCTGCTAATGTTGACGCACCTTTAACTACTCCTAACTGTCCTTGTCCTGTCATTGAGGCTACCGCTTGTCTAGCAGTTGCATATTCATTAAGACTAAATCTAGACATATATCCGTTTATCATTCTGTAGAAATTCATCCCACTCTCCCCTTCTTGGACTTGGTTTTTTAACACCGAAGAAAATGGGTCATTTGATGTGGCAGCCATAGTTACATTATTGTCTGCTTTTGATGTTGCTTTTTGAATTGCATCTTTATACTTGTTCATATAGTCTGAATCATTATCAGCTATTTTATCAAAATCTACTTTTGAACCTGTTTCCGCTTTAAATGTTTTTGCAAAAGTACCAAACCACAAAGGTCGTGCTATCATTTGGTCAGGCTTCGTAACTAATGTTTCACCTATTTTTGATACTACTTTTGGAACATATTTTATTCCTGTATTTCTTACAACATATTCAAATGTTTGACCTGCCTTGCCTCTAGCTTCAGGAGAAGATTTCTTTTTTGTAACTCCCTGAGAATCTGCTTTTGAACCACCTAATTGCTCATCTGAATATAATTTTGTGTTGTTCGTGGATGCTACATTTTCAACAACAGCCCTTCCTTTGTTGTTCCAAGAAAGATCTGCGTATACTGTCGCACCTAAACTAAATTCTCCAGGAGCTGATAGTGCAGCAAAAGTAAGGTTAGATGCGTATTCCGCTCCAGCTCTTGGAACAGATGCTAACGTTGAATAATATCCTAAAGTTTTGAAGTAATTCCACCACTTACCCCCTAATACCGTACTACTCATGTTGTTTGTAACAACGTTATTTAGAGCCTCGCTATATATTGTATTTAAATCTAATACAGCTTGATTTAATTGGTCTTGCTGTTTATCTGTTTTAGAATCATCATTTTTTGTAATTCTTTTTAAAGAAGCCATCGATTGTCTAGTAGTAGATATTTCATTACTCATAAAATAATCCATTCCTGTATTTCTTGTAGCTCTTAAAGCAGTTGTTATAGGATCAAAATCTATAGTCGTTACTCCTGCCCTTTCAAAAGATGTACTTGATTTTGTCC